AGCCGTTTTGAGATTTTGAGATTTGAATTGCTTGTTGATAGTTTCAGCAATCACACCACCGAGTTCATCGGTGAGTTCCATTTTGTTTTTTGCCATAGATGACTCCTATTAGTTGAATAGGTCATCGAATGCATTTTCAACTTCTTCCTTTGTCACAGATTGCTTTGATGGCTCAGATGTCTTGTTATATTGAACTTCTTGGCTTTGTTCGTCTGCTTGACCTAACCAAGTTTGAAGATGTGACTTCAATTCATCATATGTTGGTTCTGGATAAAGTTCTGTTATTGCTGATTGTTCCTTAATCTTTTCAAGGATTTCTGTATTGTCTGTTGCTGGTGTTTGCTTTGGCTTGATACGAATTGTTGTTTCTGCAAAGTTCTTACCGGCTTCTTCTGCCGACTTAACAGTAACTACAATGTCACGACCTTCCTTCAAATCTGAAATATCACCGTAGTCTGGGTCAGCAATGAATGAAAGAAGTTCTTGATAAAGTTGCTTACCAAATCCCCAGAACTTTACACCTTCCTTTTCTGCACCACGAACGAGTACAGGAACATAAGTACGCATCTTTGGTTCCAACTTACGACCCATGATCCAATCTTCCTTTGATCCAGTTTGCTTCAACTTTTCAGCAAACTCAACGATTGGGTCAGGACGACCAAATGATACAGGTGATAGAAGTGACTTCTTACCAAGATTGTAGTGGAAGAACAACTCAATGAAAGGATTTTCACGGTTGTGTGCGTAAGGAACAATTCGGATTTGATGTTCGCCAGGTTCTGGCTTCCAAATGTTTGAAGTGCGATTGTTCGCGTTCTTCAATGTGTTCAAACGGTTGCGTATAGCATCAAGATTGATTGCCATATAGGTACTCCTAAAATGTAAATGATAATTGTGAACTGATAACTATTATCAGGTCAATTGTTAATTGATAGTACTAATATACGAAATTAAATGTTAAAAGTCAATAGGTGTTGGTAAAAAAACCCAAAAGGGTCAGGGAATTAACCCCGACCCTTTGGATTCTTATCGTCTGTGGTTCCTCTCTTTTGACGAGAGGCAATCCACTTTTCAAGTATAATCTTCTGTTCAGGTGTAAGAATTTCTTTGAGTGAATTTAGGAATTGTGTATCACACCCTTGTAGACATTCACGAACCTTATCTTTTGGAAGTGCTTTTAGTTTTTCTTGAGTTGATTGTTTGAGTTGCGCCAATTCACGTCTTGCGACTTCTTTTGTGATTGTACCGGCTTTTACTCCATCCTTAATTTTCTTTTCTTCAATTCTTGCGTTCATAAGAATTTCACGTTCAGATGTCTTGAGTGTTTCGATACAAGATTGTGTACATTCTTTGTGTTGTGTAAGTAATCGTTCTACGAGTGGTTTTTGTCCATCTGTAAGATTTAAAGAACGAAGAAGATCAACAAATGGACTAGGTGTTGATTTACGGTCACCTTTTCTCGGAGTTTCTGGTGGTGTCATCATGGATTGTACGTCACTATCTGAAGTGACCGAGATAACAGAAATTGGTTCTTGTACGGAAACTGAACTATCGGAGCAACCAACGATAATCATCGCGGTAAGTAAAAACATAATTGTGTATTTCATAATATCTCCTGTGTAAAAAACGTTGTTGTCTTATAACAATCCATAATATACGGAAAAGTTACACTTATTTCAAACCTAATTTTCGTTCTACTATTTCTCTAATAATTGATTTTAGGTATTTTCTCATACGAACCGATTCCGTTTTTTCCTTTTCTTCTTCACCAGATTCACCAGCGGGTTCTTCTGTCTTTTCAGGTTCTGATTTTTCTTTTGATGGTTTTTCAGTTGGAGCTGGAGCTTTCTCTGCTGGTTTTTCAGTTGGAGCTGGAGCTTTCTCTGCTGGTTTTTCAGTTGATGGTTCTTCTTTTGGTTCTTCTTTTGGTTGTTCTTCTGGTTTTTCAGTAGGTTCTTCAACTGGTTCAGTTTCTTTTGGTGTTTCTGTGCTTGCACCAACTGATCCTTCAATAGATTTAGCGGCGTCATTTGATGCCGATGATAATAATGGTGAAAGAGAATTCAACATCTCTTGTTCGTCACCTGTCAATTTTGACTTAATAACTCGCTCAATTTTTGACATTAAAAGTTGTAAATCTCGGATTCTCGTCTCATTTTCTTCCGGTGTTGTTTTCTTTGCCTTTAAAACATTTACAGCACGATATAATGTCTTCAATGAAGAAACTGTACTCATTCTCGAATACAACGATTCTAGCTTTTCGGCATTTTGTGTGTAAGCATCACTTGAATCTGCACCCTTTAACCAGCGATACAATTTCTTCGACCCAACATTCGGAAACATGATTGTAAGTAGGCCACCACGTCTGTTAGCAATAGGATATAGGTCTATAAAAAAAGAATATCGAAAACTACCTGCAATTTCATCGGCAAGTCCTTCGTTTATATTTTTCTTGATTTTTTTCATAAAAGTTCTCTAATAATTAGGGAGTGAATGTTATCTTTCTATTCGTAGGATTCAAATAAACACTAATGCTCGTATCTCCATTAAAATAATGGAATTTATCTTCCATTTCTTTACGAAATTCAAATCCAATATCAGCAAGAGCGGATTCAATTTTGTTCATAGAGTATCTACCAGCGTCTATTACACTATTTGGTCTTAAATAAATTTGAGGTAATTTTTCTCGAAGATTTTCAAAAAAATTGGAAACACCCGCAGATTCTTCAATCTGGGTGTCTAACATCTCCCTCATCAATTTTATAATTTGATTGGTAGATTCTATTATATCGTTATTTTTAGTTTTCTTCATATTACTATTATAAATATACGAAATGCAAAATTAAACTGAATATGACCTTACCATTTCAATATTTAGTATCTTCAATCCTTCCTGACGTTTTAAAAGCATTGTGTTTTGATACCGATCCCACTCTATTGGATATTGTTTATCGAGAACCCCATTGTTAATCTTGATTATTAATTCGTTTAATGCGTTAATCGTATAAATTGTATTTGTTTCTTTTTTACGGTGTACCATTATAGAACTTTTTAAAAATTGTTGTTTGCCATCTAACTGAACGTTATATGATAAAATAGATTCATTTTGAATACCGGCTGACTTCAGTAAAAAAATTTTATTGTTTAACAATTGAAATGACGATTTTATCTCATTTATCGCATTCTCTATTTCATATTTCCTAACAAATGTACATACAAGTTGTGTTCTCAATAATCCTCTCTCATTCGTTATCGTAAATTTTCCGCATGATTTCTTCTATAAGAAAGTCGTTTTGTATATGTTCATGTAATGTTTGCAAAAGTAATGATTTATGTGATTCACTTTTTAAATCAATAATTCCGGAGTCAATTTTTCTTGACCATTCTTCTACGATTGTATTTATAACGGTTTCCATATTATCCCATAATAATAAATTTACATACCTATAAATATGAGATTAAGTCACCAAAATCATCACCAATAGAACATTTAGTAGTCATACCGTCGGTTTCAAACGCACGTTTTAGTTGTGGTATCAATTCCATCTCATCAGGTAGAACATCAAATACAAATGCATCGTAGAGATACATACACAGTACCGTTCTTTGGTCTTGTAACATCGGTAGAACGGTTTTTAATTTACGAACGTTGTATTCGGTCTCCAACGATTGTAAGAAGTAATTGAATATCTTATTCGGGTTTGGATCTACTATATCACGGAATCTTTTATGATAGAAGTATGACTCTGTATATCCCTTCTCAACATACTCTTGATATAGTTCATCTACCATTGCCTGAACTCTTTGGAAGAATGGATGTTGTAAGAATTGATCTGTGATTGTTCCGTATATGTTTTGGAACACCCTTGACTTTACTTCATCATAAGGAATATCAAGTCCTAACTCTTCCTTTATTTCATCGTATGGATGTTTAGTAAACTTATAATCAAGAATCTTTGCCAGCAGTTTGATATGAAAGGCATCATAGTCAAACTGAATAATCTTACCTCCTTCAAACCGAGAATGAATTTTATTACGTGTACCGTCGTTTTTATTCAAGGCAGAGAAGTTGAAGTTATTCCACGAATTACTTGGACGAGAAGTTGCGGTATACCACATATAATTTTGTTTCTTCATCTCATCATCGACGGGTATTTCATTCTTTTCTATGTAATGGAACCGTTTGGTAAAATCCTCACAATAGTCAATACATTCTTGTGAAATCTTATCTGGCTTATAGTATGGAAGGACAAAAAGTATAATATTCTCTGCAAACTCAATTAACTTTGATAGTGGAATTATCTTGTTCAATTTTTTCGAGTTGTAATACCGAGAATAAAAATTTTCCATCACATTCGTATAGAATTCTTGCACATTCACATGATCGTGAATATAATAGTGTAGATATGAATTTAGGTCTATACCTTCATTAAACTCTTGATATATCATACCTTTCTTGTTTAGAACTAACGAATTCGGGTGAAGTTTTATTGACTCTAGTGTATATTGAGATGATAGGGCATCTGGATGCGTGAAGTTTAAAAGACGTGTAGTTCCATCAATAAAATACAAATACAAACCAATTACTTCCGATTCAGAAGGATGGAAGTTATTGTTTGAGAAAAATGGAATACAGATACTCGGTGTATCTTGAAACATTATCGTGGCTTATCGTACATTGAATGTTCTCGTGGATTGTTTAACAAACGATTCAATATAAGAAATTTTTTTGAAAATCTATTAATAATTCTTTGATTTGTACTGACGACGCCCGTTGTAGTAGTTATACCATCTTTGATAATATCAAATTCTGGACCTGTCAGTTTCCAAGGAACGGTTATGTATCCATACAAATTGTGATTGATACCAGCATTTAATTTATCGAAATCTTTTATCTGTGTCTCATCAACTTCATACATAACTCTATTGGGTTCATTCCTCTTGTAAACAAAATATCTGTTCATAAATCCGTTTTCAGCATCAGTCATCGATGGTATAACTTTAACTGATCTCGGTGCAACATACGAAAATATCTTTTCAGAACCAATAATCTCATATTTTTCACCACGATATTCTGTGTAATTTTTTAAGTCCAGATACCTGAAATATGAATTTGGATTTTCTTTATATACCACCAATCGTTTTGAACGGACAGAATCCCATTCTCGTTCTGTATATACCTCACCATTCGAGTATTTGTGATAATACCCAACATATTCTTTCCAGTCATCAAGAAACATCCATTCTTTACCTCTTGTGTAAAGATTCTTTTCAATCTGACTATCGGGATAATATATCTTTTTTCTAAATGCCATGATTTTATCTCGTGTCTTCGGATGGATTTATTGGTACTTGTCCTGCTTCAGTTTGAACAGCGTTTGAGGAACCTGCGGTTGCATGAACACCTGCATACGCAGGGTCTGGACCGGTTCCTATTGTGTTTATTCTGGCGACGGTTTCTATTGTAGTTGACCAATCTTTATTTTCTATAACATGATTAACTCTACTAACAGTAAATACCATATTATATACAGTGTTATAAATTGCAGGAATCATCGTTGTAGACAATGTATCACCAAATTTAAACCCATTTATACCATCTAATGTAACTGAAAATTTAACCGGATACACTGCTTTATGAAGCCAATGTGCATCTTGTGCGTTTGATGTTCTTTTTATTTTCACAAGGTATCCCCGTACTTGTTCAGACCAATTATCACTGAACCCTTGTTGTATTGCCTGAAACTTCAAGGTTCTCAAGTTTCCAATGGCATCCCAATATTCTTCGTCATGTGCCTTATTATCTCGTTGTTCGTTTGTTGACAATCGCATTTCAGATTGAATTGGTTTTGCATTACCACGAGCAGCAGTAAATGCAGCCATTGCCATTGCAGGTGGCGGGTCTGACGAAATACTTACACTACGAATTATTGGTCTAAATATAGTCGGTTCAAATCGATATGGAACTATGTCACCCAATCCAATATTCAAGTTCATATCTTCAACTGTAAGTACCGATCGTGGGTATCTACCATCAACTCCACTGTCTATATTATTTGCAGATGGCTCAAATAAAACAGGAGTTAATTCATATACACCACCAGATGCGTGATTTATTTTTTTACAAAGTTCATCCATTAACTTTGGCAATGTCTTGTATGGTATGTTATTTGAATTATCAGATATAAATGATTCATATGCTGATTTAATAAAATCGGTTCCGAGTAATATTTCACCAATGTTTATTTTTCCACTTTCGATATTCTGAGTCAGTGGATTTGTGTTAGACCATGTAACATTTTGTCCCGACGGAATATTTGTTGGAGAGGTCCCTCTAAATGGTTGTATGGGACCATATTTACCCATTTCGACGTCTGGAAAATACACTTCAAACGGATATGCGGAAACTATATCTTTTAGATATTGTGTTTCATTTCCATAACACTGTATGGTAAATATTTCCTTTATTGGGTCATCAAATGATTCCAATAGTTCGTTTAAGAATGCAACAACGGCACCAAAACTAGTATACCATTGTACTTTTGTGGTTCTCGTCGATTGACTACTGGGTTCTTGTGAAGTTTGTTCACCTTCTTGCAGTGGTAACGCAATTGACCAGTAGTCCAACTTTTTATTTGCAGTATCTGCCTTTTTAACATATTGGACTTGACCATCGACCGAAGATGCAGGAGACGGCATCTGTGCAAGATCTGAATCTATGACTTTTGATAGGTTACTACCTATTAAAATTTTACCGGATGGGTCTATACTGGCGGCAGTGGAGTCACCTTTATTTATAAGATCAGCAGATACACCAATTGCTAATGCAGAAGGTGCAATGATAGATACTGATGCACCAATAGACATATCCGGATTAAATGACCAATTAAAATTGTAAACTATACCATTGAATTTTCCAGTACATGCTCTAGAATTATTTGCATAAACACTCCATCCCCATTTCAATTCTACCTCACGACCAGGAACAAAGAACGCTTGTTCTATTTTACCAATATCAAACCCTTGTGATGTCAATTCTGGAAAGATTGTGAAGGATATATTTGATTTTAAGAATGAACCAAATTGTCCTTCATTTGATATTTCTACTTTTGATAACAACGGTTTATTCGGTACATTTCTTTCTGCATTATACAGTGTTAAATTACCTTTTCTATCGGACATTACATTTGAACCGGGAGTTCCTAATATAATGTTGCTGGTTGGTCCGTATAATGATTTTACAGTTGCCCATGCAGTTTTTTGATAACTCCACTCAACGGCTTTTGGTGCAGCTGCTCCAGACGTCCTGACCCGTCTTCCATAAAAAACTGCTCTGTTTTTTAATTCATTTTCAACAAATTTATTTACTTGCTGATAAAACGGATTAATACTTATAACGTCACCATTCTCTGTTTTTATAGTTGCCATAGTTTACCTATCAAGATTTTCATCACTTAATAAAGCACGTATTCCAGAATATTCTTCATAAAATGGTATTATCACAACCGTTCCCGATGGAACATCTAAACTACCTTTTCCAAGATTATTTGCCTTTGCAATAACAAACCAAAGTCGTTCATCACCATAAAATTCTTTTGCCAATAAATCCAATCTATCACCTTCTTGTGATAAGATTTTAGTATCGTTTTCTGTCCTAAAATCTGGATACATCACGGATGATAATCGTCTGACATATTTAACAGTGCCATCGCTCTCTGTTTTTTTAGAGTTATTAACTATCGTCGATGATTCATATCTATTTGACATATTTTAACCTCATCTATTAAGCATTGCCGGTTACATCCGTACCAGTTCTATTTGTAGATGTTTCCGTTGAAGCAAGATTTTCACGGTTTGTTTCTATAATTTCCGGAGCAATTGTTTCCTCACCCGGTTTTATTCTATAATAATCTTTATTTTGTTTAAAGTCCGATGTCAATGGTGAACCAGCACTATTTACATCATACGTTTTGAAATAATTTACTCGAACGTCATCTTGTGGCACAAGTCCCGATTCAAGACCACCTGCATTCGTATCATCATACAATGAATACATGATTCCATTGTATTCTGGTCGATACATTCCTATCGGTGTAAATGCACACTCTACACGTACCATCTTTGGTAATTGAAGAACACCGGGAGAAACTTCTCCACCATTTGCACCATTTACAAGTTGATCGTCTTTTAATTTTGCAGTTTCCCATGTTGATTCTGTATTATCAAATGTATATCGGACACTTGCAAGGAATCCTGGCATCTTTCTATAAAGATTACCGATGTTCAAACGAATTATCGGCGCTCTCATAAATCCACCCTTCGTGTATTCTGGGGCAGTCCATGATGCAAGATGATTTAATTTTCTCCAAGTAGCTTTCATTTCATCACGAGATGTGACGTGAACTGTAAAAGAAAATGAAATATCTCTGTCATATCCTTGATAAGTATAAAGTGGGTCAGCACGTCCAAGATATTCAATACTCTTCCATTCTGAATTGTGGTTATCACTTATAGAATCAAATGTTGCTCTGAATGCGATTGCTTCGGCGGGTCTTGATTCCGTACCTTTTAACATCACGCCTGTAAAATAAAATTCAACCAAATCCTCTGCACCGGGTATACTTTCATTTTTATATGAACCAACCTCATATACAAAATCACGAGAAATTTCAAATTGACCTCGTTTGAAATCTATGATGTTTATTCTGTCACCTCTAAATTCTGAGTTCGTATTTTTTAATTGAGGTACAGGAACTCCATTTTTTTCAGCATAAGAAATCATAGTTTTGAATGGTTTACTACGGTCTATACCAACTTTACCATGTTTTCCAAATCCGTATCTATCTTCCAGATTGTTTACAGAGTAATCTGATATAGATGGGTCAGTTGAAAACAATTTTAAATTGCCGACTTCATCATTTAGATCAGCTCTAAAATCATTTAAATCCCCCATACCCGTTGATCCATTTTTGGAACGTCTACGGTCTCTTGAAACACCTAATTTATCGTATGCAAGTGAACGATATAATTTTATAGGATTGAGAGCATCTGTATTATCTGGATTTAATCCATCGGAAATTTGTCCATTTTTATAAACATCTGTTGCAGATACGGCACGCAATCTATTTTTAAATAAATCATATTGAGTATCAAATGGATTTTGTTTTACAATTCGATTTAAAATAGATGGCTGTACTTGTTTGATTTTGCTCTTATCTCTTGGTAAATTTTCATCATTACGTTCGTAAGGACCTTTTGGTAAATTATATGCAATTGCACGAAGAGCATCATTAAATGTGTCCTTATACATAGATGTGGCTGCATAATAGGTATCTCTCTTTGATGTCACAGGAAATTGTGGTTCTTTTTGTTCACCAGTTAACATCAAAAGAGGAGTCGTGGTATAATGTGTCAAGTATGGATGACGTGATCTATCTATTTGTGTACCACCTATTCCTAAAAATGATTGTGGTCCTCCAAAATTACTCGATATTCTTGTTATACCAGTTTGTCCTGATAATTCCTTAACTAGTTCTATACCTTTACGAGTCAATTGACTTATTGTTGCGTCAAACCCATCTGTTCTTGCAACAACAGGTTTAAATGAATTTGGCAACAATTCTTTCATTAAACCAATTAATCGATTATATGATGTTTGTCTGTTGGCAATAGTTGGTGGAAACAATCCATCAAACGCGGTATAATCAGGACTTGTAAATTGATGCTTTAATTCTCTTGCAACAGTTGCATCTTCATATCGATTTAAATAGCTAACACTAAATGGTAAAATACCGTGTCTCGGTAATCGTATACCAAGTGAAGCACCTGCAATATTTCCAATAAGTGAGAGTGGATTATAAACAAGTGTTGATGATACACCAAATACACCAGCTTCTGGTTTTGATGGATTTACATCGACCGCTGGATTCATTGCTTGCAATCCGAGTTGTTTGATGTTCCACAATAATCCCTTCATAGATATTGACCATTTTCCTATACGAGCAACGTCTGCAGCAATTCGTTCTGCATGTGTAACTGCACCACCACGTATAAGTCCATCATCGAACGTTACACCAAATCCCCATCGTTGATTTTCAACTTCACCATCTCTTTGAATACCGCGAACAATAAATGGTTGATTAAATGCGGCAGCTTCTCTGTTTACAGATTCTTTTTGAAGTTTATACTTTGAATATTGTAAATCAAGTGGAGATGGTGAACGTCTTGTTGTTGCCCATTTTGTAAGAAATCCAAGATTAGATGTTCCTTCCTTCAATGATTTTTCATATTTGTTTAGATACGAGCCAGCTTTTGCACCTGTTTTTATAGCACCGTCTGGTATTTGTGAATCAAGTGTGGATGACAAAGTGCCATCAAGCCAAGGTCTTGGACCAAGAGATTTTGGTGCGTATTTTTCATTATTCTCTGTTTTCAGGCCGCTCCTTAAAGAACGAAGTTGTTCTATACCATATCTTGATGATGCGTCTGCATTATATTTTAAAGTTGGGTTTATATTTGGATAGAGTGTGCCATCAAATGTAGACATGTTCACCATAAACCCACTTCGTTCATATGGTGTATATCCAAAATATGAAGTGTATGGAACCGGTCTAATTGATGATCGAATTGTTGTTCCAGAGAATGAAAGTCCCGAATAATTATCAGACAATTTTGGATCGGATTTATCCGTGAAGAATTTTGTAAATCCTGCAATTGCATTTGGATTTTGTCCAGCAATATAGAAAAAGTTTACTTCAGGTGCATTTTGTCTATTTCCGTTCCAAGTATATTTACTTGTTTTTGGTTTATACGTGGATTGTAAAGAATCTGTCCATCTTTTAAATCCTTCATTTGATGTATCAAAGAAGAAATTTGTTTCTGGTGCAGTTCTGCCAGTTCCTTTAAATGTAAATCTGGATGATTCTGTATTAAACTCAGACGTCAAAGACGGTGCAAAATTTGTAAATCCATTATTAATCGTGTCTTGTATAAAGTTTACAGATGGTGATTGTCTTGAAGTACCTTTAAATGAAAATATACTCGAATCTTTTACAAATGAAGTTTCTCCACTAACAGGTTTTGTTTGAAATCCCGTTCCATTTGTATCTGTGAAAAAATTAACTGGAGTGGGAACTGTACCTTTGAATCCAAATTTTGAAGATTCTGAATTAAAGTTTGTTTGAAATTGCCGAACAAACGTTTTGAATCCTTCCGAATTTGAATCCAAAAATGAATTTATTGATGGAGCACTTTGTGATGCACCACCCCATGTATATACAGATGAATCCCGTTTAAATTTACTATCAAGAATACCAACAAGTCGATTAAATCCTGATTCTGTAAAGTTAGATGGTATATCAAAAAAGTTTGTTTCGGGTGATGTTCTACTGTTACCTTTCCATGCAAATTCAGAGGATTCTGCGTTTAACTTTGAATCTAATTTTGCAGCAAAAGTATGAAATCCATTTTTACCATTTTTCTTACTCACGTCCAAGTAATCTACTGATGGTGCAGAGGAGTTTGCACCCGACCAACCAAACCTAGATGAATCTTTTGCAAATTCTGTTTGACCATATTCTACAAATGTTTTAAACCCATTTACACTTGGAGCATCTTGTATGGTTCCATCCCAATCTCTTTTGGATGCACCATTTTTATATTCGGTTGACAAATAAGAAATTCTATTTGTAAATCCAGCTGATGTGTATTGACGACTGACATCAAAAAAGTTTACTTCTTGATTTCCTTTTACTGATAAAATTGATCGATCAGAAGATTCATTTCTTCCAGTTGGATTTGTTTTTTGTGGAATTCCATCTATATTATACTGTGATGTATCTGATAGTTGGACACTTTCTCCATTATATCTACGATTTGTGTCAGCAATCTGTAATGGCTCTCTATCGGCAATTCTAGTTCCACGTTCAAATCGTATTGGTATTCCATCTAAATTTAATCTACTTTCGTCAATCAGGTGATATGTTCCTTGTTCTATTCGTACCACTGGTGTATTTGGATTTACAACAAGACCAGATTTTATAGTTTCAGTGAATATTTCTGGAGATTGTTTTGTCCTATCAAATGTCAGAACGTTTTCATCCAGTGCAATATTTGGATTTATAATATTGTTAATTGGCGATACCAAATCCTTATTGATAAGAATGGATTGACCTTGCCTATCAAATGAAAGTGGTTTTCCAAAAACCTCTGTATCTGGATCGGTTATATTGTTTTCATATTCTCTTTCGCCAGTTTGTATTTCAGGAGAAGATTGTTCTTTATTATCTGTTTTTCTTACACCAAATACGTCTGGGCTTGAATCCGATTTATTATCAGTTTGATTTATTTTGAAGACGTCTGGGCTAGATTCTGATTTATCTAAATTTTGACGAACTGAATTTATATTTGGGCTTTCATTTGAACGATCGGTAAATTGATTTACCGCAATGACGTTTGGACTACTATTTGCCTTATCATCCGTTTTTGACATCAATAATGGGTCAGGACTACTAACTTCTTTATTGTCTGTTTGACGTGTTAGTAATACATCTTGGCTTTCATTTGAACGATCAGTTGATAATACTGACTTATCAATTGCAATATTCGGATTGGTGATATTGTTTATTGACTCATTCGATTTTGTGTTTATATTTGGGCTTGAATTTGTTTTTTCATCAGTTTGACCGACTCTATAAACATTTGGACTGCTAGATTTACGATCTAATGTTTTTGCTAATAATGTATTTACATCAATAGGTGAAGATTGATTATTCGTTCCATAATCATTTCGTAAAATAAGAATATCCGATTTATCCAATCTTGTTGAAAATTCTTCTTGACGAATTTCTCCAAATCTAGATACGATATTCTCTACTGATATTCTGCCGACTGTTGGTGAATCTTTTGTGGCATTTAATGGACTATATATAGACACGGAGTTTACAATAAGTTCCGACCTCATTTTTTTTATAACGTCATCTAATCTAGTAGAATCAAGTTTAGATTCAACTGATGGTGTTTTTGGTCTATTGACGTTTACAGAAAATGAAGATAACTTATCGGTGATTGGTTGAAACGCACCGAATGATTTTGAAGATTTCGCTACCGAATTTTCCGGTTTTATTTCACTATTGGTTTTTACGGTAGAGCGAAATTTTGATAGGTCAGATTGTAAATCTACTAATGCCATTTTTATACCCAAAGTGTTTCATATAAATATGAAAAACAGGAATTATGTTATATGCCGTTGCCTCTACCTTGAAGATTCAAAACCTTCTGATCGCGTTTTCGTTCGATCTCTGTCAAGAATGTATCAATCAATCTATCATTTAATCTCATGACTATTTGTGCCGGTTGTTTTGAAGTACCGACCAATTTTTCAAGTAAAGAAACCATCTGGTCTAATTTTCTTTCTGTTCTTGAAGATTCTGATTCAATTGTAGAAACTTGAGCACCTGTGGTTGGTGTTCCTGTTACAGCGATTGTCTCTTCTTTCTTTACAGTTGATTTAGTCACTTGTGGATTAAATACTGATGATATTTTTTGGAGAGATTCTACATTTATTTTTGACAGGTCAGATAATTTAGATGTGTCCAGTTTATTAATTGCAGTTGATAAATTTTCAAATATCTTAGATAGTCCAGATAATCCAGATGCACCCATTTTTCCAATCTGTGATAGATTGAACACAACATCTTTCATTTTAAAAGAAACATCTGATAATTTTGAAGCATTCAGTTCTGAAAATGCCTTAACATCTTCAAAGTCAAGTTGACCGAATGCGTTCTTTAATAATGCAAATGATTTTGCTGCATTATTAATTGATTTAGAAGTACCCTGTCCAATTTCAATTTGTGATAACGACTGAATGCCTTTGTTTATGTTCTGACCTATTTTAGACATATCGGCCTTGGCTATCTCTGCAAATGCTTTCAGTCCTTCAAAATTTAGGTCTGATAATGTGTCCGAAAAAGTTTGTAATGATGCTTTTATACCAGTTTTCCCAAATCCTAAGAATCCACTATTACCGAAATCAATATCTTTCGTTACAGTTGCCAGTGAATTAATACCCTCGACGATATTCTTTCCTGCGTTTTTCATATCTGTTTTTGCCAATTGACCAAACAGAACAAATTGATTGAAGTTTAAGCCAGTCAATGCCGTGGTCAATCCTCGCAAGGATTTTTGCAAGTGCTCTATGTTCATCGCTTTCGGTATGCTTGCAAATTCTTTAAGACCACTTGCAATATTCGTGGCTACGGTTTTCATGTCACCAAGTGCGGCTATAGATTTCAATGACCTAGCTAGTGTAGACATTGCAGTTGAGAATCCCCATAAGGCGGCACTTGCTACACCGAGAGCCAATGAACCTGCATAAATAAGTGGAGAAGCAATACCTAAAATTGCAAATGAGGCACCGACTTTAACTAATGCCGTAAACATTCCTTCAAATCCATTCCAGTTAATTTTTGAAATCAATTCCAAACCTTTTCCAGCAACAAGTAAAGATGTAGAAAATAATACCAATGCGGCTCCCAACCCTATCAATCCGAGTGCAATTGTTCCACCTGATGCCGCCATAACTATACCTAGTTTGGTAAGTATAGCAGCAACACCAGCCATGGCGGCCATTACTCCAATGCCACCGAGAACTTGATCCCAATCTAGTTTTGCAAACTCTTGAAACGCCTTTGATGTTATCCAAAGAGCACCGGCAAACGCAATTAAGGATATTCCGAGTGCAACTGCATTTTGTGCAAATGGAGTTATTCCAGAACCAAATGAAGCTAGTTGTTGACCTGCACCACCGGCTCCACCTAAACCAGAACCAGCTGATTGAACGGCTTGCATTGAACCTGCGAGAGCATTTGTTGCGGTGGTTGCCCCCATTATCTTCGCGGTTAGTAAACCTATTCCTTTAACAATAAGTGCCTTACCTATGAAGTATGTTGCAATTCCGCCTAAAATTGCACCGATTATACCAACCGCAGCTCCTGTTTTTCCAAACATATTATTCATTGCAGATATACCAGTTCCAATTGCCTTTATAGCGGAACCAATTCCCACTATTATTATCTTTATACCTTCCACCGTTGATTTCAAGAATTCTGCACCTTCAGCTGAATCTAAGAAATGATGTGCTTGTTCTACAAGTGGCGTTAATGTTGTAACTAACGTTTCCTTTACTTTTTTCATTGCATCAGATATTCGTTCATTCATCGTTGCAGATTCTTTTTCTTTTGCAAGTGTGACCAAATATCCCTTCAATTTTTCATTGCTTGTTTTTTTCATTTCATTGGAAAGTTCGGCAGCGTTCATGGCTTGTATTTTATCCATTTTGGCTTGGTCGATACCAAGCTCGTTTAATTTTTCCTGTGCTGCAAGTAATTTTGCAACTTCATCCACTTCCATTCCAAATGCTTTTGCTATTGATTGTTGTTGGATTCTGTTTAACTTTCCAAATTCTTCCATCGAACCTAACTGATTCAACATCTCATCTTGTAATGAAGAAATGTCATTATTCAAAGCATATTGACGAGCTAAATCAAAGTTAATATTACGGCCTGTAAGAACTCTTGCCTCCATTTCGTTAGCAAGAGAAGATTCAAAATCTAATATACCGTCGCCAAATGACTGAACAGATGATAATTCGATTCCAAGTAATTTTGCCTTTTGTGCAGCTTTTATGAGTTCTTGAGTTCCTTTTTTGAAGGATACCGCGATGGACGGTGAAATCTTTGATAAAATTGCAACTTGCTGTTTAGAGGTTAACAAACCTTTACCTAATTTTGTACTTTCTTTTACTATTTGACCAATAGGTTTACGAACAAGTGTTGCAAAAGTGTGAATATCTTCTATCTCATCGCCAGATAAACCAAATTTATCACCTAATACTGTTACATCTTTTACAAGTTGGCTTGCCGCTTCGTTTCCTTCTTTTATTGGTTTAACCAAGCTAAGACCATTCATTATTGACATCGATGTTTTTAATGATTCGACCAATTCACCAGAATTGATACCAACCAGTTTCATTTCTTTTGAAAGATCGATGGCGATATGATGAATCTTATCCGCCTCGGCTCTATTCACTGCAAATGTTTTACCGATTTCCGCAAGTTCTTCGTCTAAATGTCCGACTGCGTGTATAATACCATAAAATAGACCAAGTAAACCAGCAACACCAAGTGCAGGTAACGCAAATTTCATAAATGAGCCAAGTGCCATTTGTGTTAATGAAAATGCATTAACTCCTGCATCACCACTTTGTTGAAATGCCTGTGTTACTTTGTGTTGAATATCTTCCTTTGTTTTTTCAAGCATCGCGCCAGCTTTTTTACCGAAAAATTTACCAACCAATCCTTCTCCACCAACTTCATCAATAATATGTTCTATTTTACCAAGAATATTGTTGAATGCAAATCCAGTCAGTTTGGTATCGGATAAGAATTTTTGAGACAGATCATTTGCTCTTTTTTGACTTTCATTTAGTTTATTCATCCCACCTAATTTATCTTCCAAAACACCCATAAGAGCAACTTCTCTCGCATATTCTTGTTCACCGATAAGATTTCTTGATAATTCAAGACTATATCTCATTTGAACAAGTTTGTTTTGTTGTTTAGATAAATCTACAATTTCAAAATCCGATTCTGCAATTTTTTCTGAGTTTTTTACAACTTCACCAAATGTTTCGCTAATTTCATCGACTAGATCTCTATATTCAGAGTATTGTTCGGTGAGTATCTTTGCTCGATCTGAGTTTATTTCTGAGAACTTACTTATTTTTTCTTCGACTGTTGCTATTAATTTTGCGTTTTCAAAAAGCTGTTTCGATAAATCTAGTCGATCTGCATACGTCTCTAAACTGTCACTTTCAAGGTCTTTTATTCCCTTCAAAATGTCAAAGTTTTTTCGTAAGGCATCATTTAATCGATTTTGATTTTCTGCCGCCTTGTTATCATTATTTTCTTTTTGTTTTGCCATTTATCTTATATTATCTCTTTTTCTTTTCACGAGGCATATCTTTTAGTTTTTCCAGCTTCATAGTATGCTTTGTAGGTTCAACGCAGCCATATTTTTTACAATAATCGTCGAATTTTTTTGATGCACTTTCCAAATGATCAAACATCTTTTTTGTTATAGCTTGCAATTCTGGATCGTCTTCAAACATTTTCTTCGCTTTCCAGTATTGTCTATTAACATACCAATCGATTACTCGATCGAGTATGCCTTCTTTTATTATTCGACGTTGTTCTTTTGTTATACTCATGTTACTGCCTCATTAAAAATGAAAAGTCCTCATACCAATAAATATGAGGACTTTTAATATTACCGTCGAGGCGGAGAAAACTTTGGTGAAGAAGTTTTTGATTTTGAAGCTGCATCAGTTTCCGCTTTATTTCTGGCTTCAATCGCCTTACTTACTTGTTGAATATAAAATCTTCTCAAATAAATAGGCAACTCATACACTTCACTCCATGTAAAACCACCTTGACTATAATAACACAATGAAAATACTTCTTCGTGTAAACCGATTTTATAATCAGGAGTTAGGCCAAAAAAAGGACACATCCATTGGAATAGCTAATTCCAATGCCTCACCAGTTGATTCTGAAATAAACGTGAAGGTCATGTCCAAATCTGGTGCAATATCTCTGATATAAGCACGGAGAGCACGAGAATCTTGTGCAAACAACTCATTATCCACAAAGTTATTGATTGTTGCTCGGCCTCTTTCTCCGTCAACAGCAATAATAGTATGCTTCAATCTTGTTGTTAACATACGATCAATACCACTTCGATTGATTTGTTTTGTCATTGCTTTCAATTCAGCATCAATCTCTTTTTCAATGGTATTGGTTAACAATCTAAATGTAACGATCCTTTTTGATTGTGGTAATTCAAAATCAAACTCATTGTTGCGGTTCTGGAATAGAGATAAATCCACCTCCTTGTGCTCTATTTCAGTTAAATCTATTGTTACTTTTTGTTTTGTTCCCGGTGAGCTAGGATCGTCAATTTCAACTGTATAATTTTTACCGTAACCTAAAATTCGAGCAGCAATCATAATTGCATTCTTATCACCCAAATATAGGTCGTCATATCTCATTGGTGTCACGATAAGTGATTCAAACAGCTTATCAAGAACAACACCTTGCTTAATAAGATTCTGTGATGTCAAGATGTCTTCTTCTTTTGCTGTCATGTACTTCATTTCGATGGAGCCGTCTGCGAGTGGATGTCCTTCTGGATAAAGAAGTCCTTTTGATGGAAGTGGAACTATTTCGGTTGGAAAATTCGTTTTCTTCACCGCAGTTTGTTTGTAATCCGCCATCAAACTTGCTTTTAATTCTTCATCAGACATCTCCACTCCTGTTTTCGGGAGATTGTACCCGGTTGGTACTTGTGCCATAACTAAATCCTGTAACTAAATGAAACATTATTGTTCGTATAAATAAATATGGGTTAAATTAAATTTTCTATAAGAATTTTTACTACTTGTAGACGATTGTTTTGAATATCCGATTCCCAAAAACGGAGAAGGGTGTAACCGTTGGCTTTTGCCCATTCGTTTTTGATTTGGTCAGTTATTAAATTTGACTTTTGAGCATCATATTTTGGGACTTCAAATTGTGTTCCTGGCTTACAGTGCCAAAAATCTCCATCAACTTCTATTAAAATATTCTTCCCTTTTATTTTGAAGTCATACAATGCGGGTATTTCTGCAACATAAAATTGATCATAGTAATCTATACCAGCAGAATCCATGATTTCCATGAATATTTCTTCAAGTTTTGATCTAACTTGAAATCCGTTTTTTATAATATATTGCATGCGCCTATCTCGCTGTTGCATCTTATGTTCTTCATTTGACCAGTATTTACGACGATCTTCTGTTATTTTTTTAACATGTTCTTCTGATTTTTTCTTACCGGTCAAACTATTTGATATTTTCTTAGAACGTTCCTTGTTATCAGATATATCTCTTTTCATTTGTTGAGATCTATCCTTTCCAAATAATTCTTCCATTGTTTTACCTTTATTGTATACAACCAACTCACCCGATTCAAATCTCTTTTTTCGAGTTTCTCCGGATTTCTTTGCACCTTCTGGCGAATAAAACCCACCATTTGTTCTAACATAATGTCCGTGTCTGAAATCATTGAATCGTTCTTCTTTGTAATTCCACTCAACCACTTCACCACAACCGCATTTACATAATGGGTCTTCCCCATTATTGTAAATTATTTTTCGAACGTCTTTACCGCAGATTTTGTGTGATTTCCGATAATGAAGAGAAATACTTGTGTAATTATCGTATTCCTTCTCGCATAAATGGCATTTGAATGTTTGCATAATGAAAAATCCCTATATTGTTAGTATCTATACTAATAAATATAGGGAATTTTTCTGAAACTTCAAAATGATTTGGATATTTTTCAATCCAATTGTAAAATCCTAGTATTGAAGCACGGCATAATCGTATTCGAGGGTAAGTTGGATTTCAACAGGGTCATCAATACCCCAATCCATTTCGCCCATAGAAGTTGCCTGAATAAATGCACCCTTCAGAGTCCATTCTTCGATCTTGTCACCAACAGGTCCAAGAGTGTTGAATGTGATGTCCTTCTTGTAGAAGTCCGAATAACCATCACGACCTGTAACAGATTCGTGTGATAAACGAACCCATTCCATGACTGCCTGTGCAGCCGACGGTACGATTGGGTCATACAGCTTAATTGTTACTGGTTCCCACTTAGCTTTACCCTTAATCATTCTCTTTACATTGATGTGCTCAAGAGTGATAGCGTTAAAGGTAACGTTCGGACGTGATGCACCTTTGATAAGGTAAGCAGGAACACCTTCGATATACATAATAAACCGATTAGCAAGTTTCGGTTCATATGGGGTAAAGAAAATTTCGGTGGGGTCGAGTAGTTCAGCCATTTATTTCTCCAATGGTTCATGTACTAAATAAGTTTTATATCAATAAATAGGTCTTTATTTAAAATTCAACCATAGTAGTTAAATTTTTTTTGTGTATATTTATACCATATGAACCAAATACAGGAATATTTATGAATTGTATACAATGCGATACACCATTTACAAAATCATCATACATTTCAAAACAACTTTGTTCCAGAAAATGCAACGACTCATACACGAAGAAAATAAACACAGTTGAAAAGTTGTGTCCAATGTGTGATAAATACTTCACATCTGACAAACGGAAAAATAGGATTGTATGTAGTGTTTCATGTGCAAATAAATATCAAAAAACAGAACAAGTTTTGCAAAGAAAACGAGAGTTGACCAAATCTAGTTTGATGGAAAAATATGGCGTTGAACATAATTCGCAGATAGAAGGATTCGCGAAAAATCGTCAGAAAACGATGATAACCAAATATGGCGTGCCACATTTTACAAATAAAGAAAAGGCACAAAAAACACTCATTGAACGATACGGCGATTCCAAGTACAACAACAAAGAAAAGACGAAACAGACGATGAAAGACAAGTATGGTGTAGAATCGTTTTCACAATCGCCCCTGTTCAAGAAAAAACTGAAAGAAAAGTATGGCGTTGAACACCCGATGATGATTTTGAAAAATAGGAAATCTGCGTTTTCAAAAGTTATCTCTAAGATAACCGCAGTTACGCCATTATTTGATTTTGATACATATAACGGAGTACACGGTTCGTCTGGTTATCCGTTTAGATGTAATACATGTAATAATGAATTTAACGCTAGATTAGACGATGGAAATATTCCAATATGTAGGGTGTGTAACCCAATAATACACACTAAATCTAAATGTGAGTATGAAATAATAGATTGGTTAAAAACAGTATATACTGGTGAAATTATACATGGAGACAAATCCGTATTAAATGGTAAAGAAATAGATGTTTATTTACCGACGGAAAATCTTGGCATAGAGTTAAATGGTCTCTATTATCATGGGGAAATTTGTGGTGGAAAAAAGAGAAATTATCACCTCAATAAAACCCAACGGTGTGCAACACACGGGATAACATTATTGCACGTATTAGACATAGAATGGATAAACAAACGGGATATAGTGCAATCAATACTATTAAACAAAATCAAAGCATCAAAGTCAAACGGATTACACGGTAGAAACTGCATTGTTCGTGAGATTTCGCCGCGAGAATCAAATGAATTCCTTATCAAAAACCACATACAGGGGGAAGATAAATCATCCGTCAGGATCGGATTATATCATAACGATGAGATTGTTTCCGTATTGACATTTGGAAAAAACAGGTTTAGTAAGGAAACAGAATGGGAAATGTATAGGTTTTGTAGTAAGATCCACACACACGTTAGAGGAGGTCTTGATAAAATGTTTTCATACTTTGTATCCATGTATAAACCATCAAGCATACTTACATTCTCGGATAGGAGATATTTTGATGGTAGTGTGTATGGTAAAATCGGGTTTAAATTTGTAGGAGTTACACCACCGAATTATCACTACTTCAAGATTAATGACCACAAAACCGTATTCGGATCCAGAAACAAATTTCAAAAACATAAGTTGTCATCTCTACTGGAAACATTTGATTCATCTCTCACCGAATGGGAGAATATGCAACTCAATGGATATGACCGTATATGGGATTGCGGTAGTTCTAAGTGGATATGGACAACGGTATAAGTGATAACTTATATTGTTGATGTCATACATATAATAAAAAACACTCCCCGAACAAGTCGAGGAGTGTTTCTATATTAGCCAGACGTTATGTTAGGCACCCGGGAATGCCGCACCTGTTGATTGAATGTTGAAGTCAAGAATGATGAATTCAGCAGTTCTAGCAGGTTGTAGATATAACTGACCATAAAGAATATTACGGTCGATGATGTCAGGTGTGTTGTTCGACTCATCCATGATAACACGGAATGCGTACAAACCTTGACGCTGTTGAATCGACTCAAGATATGGAGTAACGATATTCAAGAATCTTGTACGTGTTGCCGTTGTATTTTGTTCGAACACAAGGTAACGTGTAGCAGATGCGATGAACTTCTTAGCTGCAATCAAGAGACGACGAACATTGATACGGTCAAGAGCCGATGGCTTACCTTGAAGTGTCTTCTGACCCCATACACATACTCCTGTTGATGGGAATACTGCGATTGGGTTGATACGTGATTCATAGAGGTCATCACGTTCTGTCTGTGTTAGACGTGTCTTAACTTCAACAACTTCTGTAAGGCCGCCGCGATTCAAGCCAGCAGGAGCAAACCATTCAGCAGCAACACGGTCGTTGAATGCAAGTACACCAGGAAGAACAACCGAAGGTGGAACCCAAACTGGCTTATTACGTTCAAAATCGATGACTTTAACCCAAGGATAGTATGTTGCAGTGTAATTCGAATCAAATCCTTCAACTGTTGAAATTACGGTTGCAATATTATCATCGATACCGTTCGCGTCCATCACATAGAAAGCATCGCCACGGTCTTCACACATATCTTTTGCGTATGTTGTGATTGGTGAGTGAAGTGAGTGAATAACACCCGGTGTTACCAACATATTGATGTCAAATTCATCCGAGTTTGAAATCGTATCAAGTGCCTTCTTGTATGATGTATAACCAGAAGCAGCTGTTGTTGAGATGTCAAATCCCTGTGTGTTACCAGCTTCAATGAAAGTACCCGTCTTCTTTTGAAGATGTGGCTTATGTCCATCGAATCCGCCTTGGAATGGGATCATAAACTTACGAGTATCAAGTGATGTATTCGTTGTAAGAGTTACTGAACCAGAATAAGCTGTTGCGGCTGTTGGATAATTAGCACCAGCATTCTGGTTGTAGTTTCCTAGATAAAAATCAGCATTTGATCCAGTTGTTTGATTTGCTGCGACTGGAAGCGGGCGGAGATAGTTAAAGTTATCTGTGTTCGCAAAGTCGTAGTTAAATCCGTAATATACACGACGATTATATGCACCACCCGATGTTTGGTCTGTTACATACGATGCCGATGTTGGTTGTGAGAATGCCGATGGGATTGGTGTCTTGAGAGCACGGAATCCGAATGGTACAAGATTCGATGAAATGCTACCATTCTTAACAGCATCTGTTACTTCTACACGAATATACTTTGATTTGTTGGAATAATCGCCGTTAACAACGACCTTACCTTCACTTGTAATCGTTACATATCTATCACCAATAACACGGGCAATGTAACGTGGTGAGTTCGGGTCAAGGTTACAACGGAATGATTCAACAACGTTTGGACGAAGATCTTCATCTTCATATGTAAAAGGTGTTCCCTTTACTTCTGATTGGTCAACATATCGAACGATAACGTCAAATTCACCATATGTTGAACCAGCGATTGTACCAGCTGGTTTGATGTTTGCAATACCAACCTTTACTTCGTAGTTTGAATGAACACCGTGTGAAATTGTTGCAAAACGGAAAAGATCATTTGCAGTTGCACCAATTTTCTGTGATGTGATATACGGTGTGAACGCTTCAAGATAATCGTTTGTGAAATTCCACTCTGGTGTTGCAGTTGAACCTGTTTCAATCAAAATTGTTGTTGTTGGATCAGCGGCAAGTGATGCCGACGCTGCTTTTGCAAATGCAACATAGTTGTAAACGGCATGTGTACCATATGCAGTATATCCATAAAGATCACCAAGATATGATGAACCATTTGGATTAATCGATGCACTGAATGGTGTACCATTTTCACTTGTAGCATTTGTAAATGTTGATGTATCTGTTGTGAATCCACCAGATACGGTAAGAACAAATGAACCACTAGCATTTGATGCTAATGTTGACTTAGCAAAAAGTGATGTTGTATCTGTACTTGTTACAACGAATGTTGGGTGAAGTACAGAAATCAATCTCTTACCATAAGAACCTGTTGCAACAATTGCAAGAGGATTTGTTACTTTATAACCACCTGAACCAAGAACACGAACGATAGTTGCACTACCGGCATTCGTCAGATAGCTCTTAGCTGTGTATGGAAGATATGATTGTTCATATCCACCGCCAAATTTTGTTACGAAGTCGTTGTATCCTTCTACCAAGGTTGGAACGAATGCAGGTCCTTTCAATGTTGGACCGATAAGAGCTGCACCGATTGCTCCAATACCCTGTGGTAAAAACGAAAGATCCTTTTCGACCGTAAACACGCCAGGACTTACAATTCTTTCATTAGCCACTATTTATCTCCAAAAAAATGATATAATCGTCTCCCATATAAATATGAGAGAAAAAATCGAAATTACTGTCCAGATGAAATAAATCTACCAGATTCTAAATCAAGCACACCGTCACCATACTTTTCATTCAATCTTACGACCAATTCTCGTTCTAATTCTTGCAATCTATCATATTCCTTGAATGCAGATTCTCTCATTTCTTGTACTTGTTCCAATCTACGTTGTAGAAGATGTAACTCTACTTCGATTTGACCAATTTGAGCGGTAGTCGTTGCGTAACTTCCTTGCAATTCTTTTACCGATTCAATATCAGTTTGCTCGAATTCTTTTCCAATTTCTTCAGCCATAAAAACCTCAACATTAAATAATAAAACTATACACAATTATTAGTCAATTTCATTTGGAAATACACCAGCACTTCCACCCTGACTGACTTCATTAAATCCTTCCAATCTTCGTCTTAAATCATCTGAAACATCTCGGTCATTCTTGTTAAGATTTCTAAACGGATCGTCTGCATATATCTTTTGATTCTCTGATATAGCAGTGTTTATGTCTTTGAATGCCTCGGAAACAAATGTGACTTTATTCGGAGCAATTACTCTCTTAGTTGTTGTTTCTCTCGCAATATCTCTTGGTAAAAGATAAGCGTGAATAACTAACTGAAAATTTGCTCTTACCAATCTATCTTGTCCAGTCGTATTTGAATCTTCCATTGTTAATGAATCAAGAAACGATGCAAATCGAAATGAATTTTTCTCACCGAACGATTTACCTTGAAAATATACAAAATTTTCAATTAATAAGTTTAATTGACTTTGATATTCCGTCCACAAGATAAAATCATAAGTGACATCAACATAATCTGGAATTGGTGTTATAAAGTATTCTTTTGGTATTTTTGTCCCATATAGAGAAGAAAACTTATCATATGGAGAAAGTCGATTATACTTTGATTGCATAACATATGCAAGTTGATTTGTTGTTGCAACCTTATTACGACGTAATTGCTGATTCATTTGTACACCAGAACGTCTGAATGTGATAAGTGGAACAAGTGTCTTTCCTTTCTTATCTTTAAGATACCCGTTTCGTTGAATAGAAGTCCATTTTTCAGAATTCGCATATAATGTAGGAACAGGTATAAAATCTCCGTTATCTTCTACTTTTAGTTGCATTGTTTGGTCGATAAATGACTTTACCGCAAAATCTACATCATAAAGCGTTATACCCAAACTTTTTACACGGTCTTTATCACGACGTATTTGTGTTTCTCTGCCTTTACCAAGATCGATTCTTGGATTTTGTTGAGAATTACGGTCATCAATAAATGAATCTCTTGTTCGTTTTATTGGTGGTTTTCTATATGGAGATGAGTTTGTTGGCATTAGATATTATCCGGTAAATCGTTATTTTCATTAATTCTTGGAGCAGAACGTACTTCCTCAACGTGAATACGTGAACGTCTTGTCAAGTGTGTATTGGCTATGATAGAAACATTGTGCCCCCAACGTTCTGTTGCAAACGAATAATCGGGATTCTTACCACCGAAGTATTGATTCTCTTCAATTGCATCAACTTCCCAATATTCACCATTGTATTCGATAACATCACCAACTTCAACGTAAGTTTCAACTTCTTTTAACATTTCTCGAATAAAACCAAACGAACAGTTTTGTGTATAATCCTGACCGAATTCTGTTCCTTCAAATGTTTGTGGTTCTCGATTAATTAACGCTGGTATCTTAATTGGTAAAAGATAAACTTTTTTATCAGATTCGTCATAAAGATTTGTCTTTGTATTATCTAACGATAGTTTATAAAGACCAACTTCAGTATCAATAATATCTTGTATAAGTTCCGTGTTAATTTTGTGAACCAATGAAGCATCTCGTTGTCCGTGAAATAATGGCATCGATTTATCCTATGTAGATTTTAAGTGGAGTGCTGTTAAGAGCAACATTCAATGATTCTGTTTCAAGACGCTTTGCCTCTAACAGTTTTGAACGAGTCATCGTATCTAGCATTGTTCTTAATTCTTCAATAAGACCTTGTTTTTCTGTCCCTGCTGCCGATAATAGATCGGCAGCATTTAGGGTTGTTTCTCCATTTGGAATTGGAATACTACCGTATTTACCACGAATATATCCCAAGTTTTCTTTTACAAGTGCAAGAGTGTATCGATAAATCCACTGACGACCTACTGAATTTATCTTTCCATATTCCATTCTCTGATATGGAGCGTTTGACATATCTGTAACAGAACCACTTGGATTGTAATATTTTAGAGGATTTGATCGTTCTTCCTTTACAATATATTCAATCCAAAGTTTAAAATCCTTCACTGGAAGTGGGAATATTCTAAGTTCGTTATTAATAAGCTCAAATGAATATGATGACTTTCTCATCATATCATTAAATTCGATTGCCTGAACACGAAGAAGGTCGGCATACATAGGCATCAACATAAAGGAAACACCTGTTGAGTAAGCACCGAATCCGAATGTGTCTAACATCGCCTGATTACCCAAGTAAGGGTCATAGAAACGAATAGATGCCGGTGGAGCGTAGTGATGCACTCTCTTAATTTCGATAGAACCGGTTGGTTTATAAACATCTCTAATAAGTGTGTCCAAGTTATATTTTTGAACACCAGTTTTAAGATCGATTGATGCAGAATAAAAATTTACATTACCATTTGTAAATGTTTCAGTACCATATTCTGTTGCCAACTGAATTAAACCACCCATATTTGTTGATACATTTTGGTGTGTCAAATTGTTATTGACAGGAGTACCAAGAATACTCAACATGTTCTGTTGAATATTAAATTGATTTACGTGGTTGGAATACTCAGATATAGCTTCTTCAAAACAAGCATAAAAGTTACCAGCTTGTAATTCTATGTCTACAAGTGGATAACCGAGACGTTTTGCACACCAATCTGCCACATTATCGGCATCAACTTGAAACTGGGGATCATTATCAAAAAACCCAAATGGGGTGCTTCCAGTTGCAAAGCTGGATGATCCTTGCCATATCGGAATTTCTACCATTTATATTCTCTCATTTTTTGTCTAGTTCATTGAAGTAATCTAAAATGTCATCTACGATTGGATGACGATGATTCGTCTTTAATTCGTAGATATTCAGTCCCTTGATGGTATTGGACATTTCTAATAAATAGGGAAAACCTGAATTCTTTTTGTTCTTTAGGTCTGACTGTGAGGCATCTCCACATATCATCATCTTCGAATTCACACCTAAACGAGTTAAAATCATTTCCATTTGTGATCGTGTGATGTTCTGTGCTTCATCCACGATAACGCAAGAATTTACGAATGTTCTACCACGCATAAATGAAATCGGTGCAATCTCGATTACATTTTCTCCAACCATCTTATCAATCTTTGGTTTTCCTGAAAGTGCATACATATTTGCATAAATTGGTGAAACCCACGGATCCATTTTCTCTTTGATGTCACCCGGTAAGAATCCGATGTCTTCATCAGAAACAGTTGGTCTCGTAATGATAATTCTCTCCACTTCACGATAAAAAAGATATTCAAGGGATATTTGTGTTGCAAGAAGTGTTTTACCTGAGCCAGCTTTGCCCGTTAAAACAGAGACGGTATCTTGTAAAATGCTTGCCTTTACTTCTTTTTGTTCTCCATTCAACGAAATGTTAAATTGGATTTTGTTTTTAATTTGTTTCCTTCCCTTTTTTATACCATTTGTATCTAAACCTGAAATTTCCGTATTTTCAAAATCGAGTGTTTGATGTTCTTCGACGTTCATAGTATCTCCTATAATAATCTGGAAAGGGTTTCTCCTATAACTTTACCGTCTTGTTCCATTTCGGCCATGATGGAATCCATGTTTTTCATTTTATGTGTCCATTCAAATCCAATGATACCAACCAATTCTCCTCCTTTTAAAATTGGATAAGCAACTGCGGATTTTGTACCACGTTGAGCAAAAAATGCTCGTGTCAATAAATCATCAATATTATCAACAATCGGAAATATACCCTTATTATCGGAAACTGTTTGAATAAGTCCCGTGTATAAAGTCATTGGTAAGTTTTGGTATTCTTTGAATTCTGTACTTACGCCTTCTTCGAGAGCTTCAAACGTGGTGGATAATTTTGTCATGGATTTGCCAGTGCCATATTTACCTCCATTGTGACGTTGGAGGATAAACGCACGTTGGCAATCATACTCTTGAAGTTGTTGGTCAAGTATTGTTTGAACTAATTTAGATTGGGAAATCTCACGGGTAATCTTTTTTTGCTTGTACTCACCGTACTTGTATTTTAGAAACCACGAAAGGAATACGCCGAGTAAGGTAACGGCGCTAGACGAAATTAGCTGTATGAGTTCTATATTTTGTTCTATTGTTTCCATATCCTATAAATAGGATGGATGGATGAGAAACTGTACAGTTTTAAGCTATCGGAATGAAAATAGATGGGGACGCATCCGGAGGTCCATATAATTCAGGTGCTAAGTTTGGTACACCAACACTTTTATTCTGTTGTGTAGGACCATATTGGGATTGATTCGATCCGTCAAAAAATGTACTAGGCCCTGTAATATTGAGATATATTAAGGTTAAATACTGCATGGCTCTATCAAAATCCAAAACTCCCAAATTTTCTAAACGTGTTGCAGTGTCTATTAATGAGGCAGCGTTGTGCCTATCTTCAGAAAATTGAAACTGTGCATTTTCGGGAGGAATCCATAGTTCGGAAGTCGATTTTATCTGTGGAACACCATTATTATCGTTTTCAAGTATTTTTTCTGCAAACATCTTAGTTCTATTATCGGATCTATCTTTGTTGTAATAAGTTCCAATATAATCCTGTGTGACATCTTCGGCTACATCATTCCACGTAGGAATACTAATATCATCGGTTATTGGATCAAATCCAACAATATCCGGTAATACCATATTTGAGTCATTAGGTGGACTAAAATATGCCTTGGATTTTAAATTCATTTTTTGCGGGTATATTGGTTTTATTCTGGTTGTACCTGGTATCGGCTCTCCGGTTTTTGGGTCGGTGAGTGGAACATTCTGATCTCCATCGGGTGCGTTCGGAAAAATATCCTTCCGTTTTAATGGAATCGGATTTCCCTGTTTATCTTTTTCAACACCAATTGGAACAGCACAGTTATCCAAAACATCATAATCGTGGTTCGGAGTAAAATCAGGATACGTTTCATCTCTATTCCGCATTGGTATTTTGACGGAACCTTTTGTTTGAATATATGGGCCTGGTAAATAATTTGAATTTAAAGCTTCTCGTTCCAAAGATTCATTTTCCGATGGGTTTTCTGTGTACACGTCCCACGAGATCGTCAGAATATCGATTGTCACTAACGCCGCAGTTACTCCAGCTGCTGCAAGTCCATATGCCGCACCACCTGCCAACCGTGAACCCGTTGCAATGCGTATGGCCAATTTCTTCAAGAGATAGTCTCTTAATTTCGGTTTTAAAGCTCTCCCAAGAGCGAAAAGTGCCCACGGTTTCACAGGACCATTCAAAATATCTACTATTATTTTCGGATCATTCACATCTTTTTCACCAGAATTTATTTCTTGCAACAAGGTCATAAATGATTTAAAAGATTTATACCTAACGAGTGATCTATCAACCACGGGTAAATATTTCTCTAAAAAAAGATATGATCTAGATGCGTGGTCTTTTATTGATCCCGCAATAGCTGCCCCTATAATCGTGGCATCTTTCGGCAAACCTGTATCGGGAGCCAGAAACCATTTATATAATTTAGCACCGATTTGATCGTTTACATAAACATACGTATCAAACGAGAGCATAGCATCTGGATTTTTAGATAGATTAGCTTCTCGTGTTGCTTTTTCATCTAAAGATAAAGAACCATCTGGATTAGTTGTTGTCTTTATATACTGCAAAAAGTTTAATTTTGGTCCACTCGAACTCAATGTTTCATCATTAGGATCTCGTGTATTTTTTCCAGAATTCAAAACACTCGATTCATCTAATATTGCTCGCTCAGAGTCTGGATTATTTGCAGGAAGTATGTCACTAAAATCTGGAACTAATAATTTCCAACGCAAATTCGGATTAGTTTCGTTATCATCATAGTAAATTTTTCTACCAGTGCCGGTTTCATCAAATGTTTCTCTAAGTTTACCCTGTTTCTCTAAATCTTTTTGTCTATCTTCAAATTCGTTTATTCGCTGTACAATTTGTCTTGCCTTATCTTGGTTGTAAATAATATTCCGCATTTTTGCATTCGTGAACATAGTACCACCTTCCGTAACAGATGGATTTCCAGCACCGTACGCACGCACAGCACCATCTGGTGAATACGGGGCGTCAATCATTTGATGTCTTGCTCGGATAATAAAAATAGCCTCTTTAGGGGTTATTTTTCCGTCATTTGCCATCTGTATGATTTTTGATGTATAGCCCTCGTTCACTCCCCCAATCGGTGCGTCTGGGTTACCGGTTGGAACAAATCCGGTTATTCTTCCGTTACTAACAGTGGGAGATACCAATTTAAATTGTTCATTTGGTGTATTTGCATTACCACGTTTACCCAGAATATTAGCGGAATCGGGCGCAGTATTAGCCGATTCTCTGTTTTGATATTTTTTAATGAATTCTAATTCGTCATTAGAAAACTTAGAAAACATATTATTCTGATATATATTGCTTACTGTATTATTCGGATTAGTCATATTATATCAATACCGTATGATTTATCAATTTTGCTTGGGCTTTATAGTAAATACCATATCTCGCAACCAAGTCAACACTTCTTTTTTATTTTTTGGATCAAAACTTGGCGGATTTTGTACTAACACTTTAAACTTGTCATCAAGTTCTTTGTATTTTTTTGGAATGACACCATTATTATGATGGACAAACTTTTTATCAGCAGTTGAGTCATTTTTCACGTTCACTTCAAACTCCTATTGTATATTAAAAACTTACACCCGAAAATATTCTAAATAGAATTGTTAAAAATTCGATAAGTTTGCTCGTTTTGGCGGATTTTTCCGCACTACCACCTACAAAGCTTTCATAATAATCATATGGATCTATTCCATTTGCAATCGCCTTTTCGATTTTATTTTTATCGATTGCAACCCAAATTGAGTTTGGTTTATTTTTGAATGTGGTTTCCCAGCGTTTTTTCACCGAATCGCGGAACAACTGTCTACCGTGAATTGGAGATTTTTTTAAAAAACGTGTTATTTCGTCAAGTTCAAAATCAAAATTTTCTAGTTGACCAAGTACTTGTTCTAAATGTTCAGCAGGTATTTTTCCATCTGAATCAACATAGTCGGGTAATTTTTTACCAGTATCCCACGCTGGTTCATAAAATATACTACGTTTTTTGTATGCCTCGTGCGTTTGTTTTTTCATATTAAATCTCACATCATTATACATCGTTTGGTTTTGCAGAATTAATCGACTTAACTAAAGCGTCTCCACTATATTCTGGTTGTGGTTTGATTCCAATATCAAACATAGTTCTTGGCCATATTTCGTATTGTTGTTCTGCGGTCTGACCTGCGACGATTCCAACCAAATCGAATGGTTGTAAAATACTTATTTTTGGCATATGAATTGCCATTTCAGTTCCGTTGCATATTCTCATTGAAATTTTGTGTTGTGGAAATCCGTCTTGAATAATTTGATATAATCTGTTTGGTTCCAGATAAATAAAATCGGAATTAGACTTTGAAAAAATTTCCGGATCAAATACGCAGTTTCTAATTTTCACCAGCATACCCTCTTCTACGATCGGTCTCCCGATTGAAATTAATCTTGGGATAGAAATTGGTTTGGGCGTTGGTAGATTATCTTTTAAAGAGATGGGTTTTTTAGAATAAAAAATATCTTGGGAGTTTAAATCATAGTCTTTGTCATTCGAAATAAATGTTTTACTTTTAGTGTAAGAAAATTCCGGCTCATAGTTTTGTCCAGCTCTCACGGTATATAGAGGATTTTCATTTAATCTAATAAAATGTTTGAGTATTGGAGTCGCAGTTTCTCTTGACGTTTTAGGGTCAGACGAGTCCCCTGGTCGGTATATTAAATTTTCTATTATATGACCTGAGTATATTTCTATCACATCGCCGACCGATATGTGAAACCTACTTGGTATATATGCAGAATCCACATTGATAGGAGTTTTTCGATCGATAAATCCAGTCCCGTAATGTTGAGTTCCAACGACTGCGATACACGTATCTGAATTCGGATATGTATCTTTAATAAATAGAATATCATTTGATTCGCCTGACGATGGGAACGAAAATGGATAGTCTGCATATTTGTTTGTATATTCCCATTCGCGCTGTATTGCACCATATTCTATCCCACCCCACAACCCAGATATAGCTGGTGGTTGAATTCTAAAATCCAATTCACTTGGTCCCGAAAATATTGGGTCAAATTGCTTAAAATCATTTACATCAGACGGCATTAACCAACTGAACGAAAATCGTTCCCGCTGATTGGATGCCGCATCTATATTAGCAGCCTGCTCATCAGTTATACCCCCTATAATTTCCGGTGGGACCATGTCATGAGTTCCAGGAGAAAAACTCGGTGCGGTGGGATACATAAAATGTGCAATAACAACACCTCTGATAAAAAAATTACTTTCTATAATATCATTGGTGTAAACAATATTAGTTCGTCTTAGTTTATCTTCTCGTTTTTGGATACGTTTTCCGCGTTGATAAAAATACAAATTATCAGTTGGAAACGCAACATCATTTCCAAACTTAATCTGTGATAAATCTAATTGCCTTCGTTTCATATATTACAAATTCCTATTTTTTACACACTATCTAGATGGTCGTGCTTTAGTACCTTTTATATAACTATTATCAATCATATAATTCCATGTTTTCAAAAAATCGGAAGATATATTCAAAAATATGTCTTGCATTAATCGAGATAAAGGTCCAGTAAACCAATCACCATCCATATCAATTTCGACTTTTGGTAAATATGGCTTGGTAGTACCACGGAAAGGGGACACTAATATAGTCTTTCCGTTAATAATATCCAAATTAACAGATGAATTTGGTATAAATTTGTTTATAGTAGAGAGTATTATGCTCCACGGATAACCTTTGAGGTGCATCTCCATCAAAGCAAAATAAACATCAGTCATGTATGTTTTATCAGTTATACTAATAAAATATCCGTAATCATCAGAATATTGTAGTTGTGGTGGTTCAAATCTGAGATCGAATGGTACTATTCTACCTTGATTTCTTTCAATCAACGATACAAATTTTGACTTCTTCCCTGTGATATATGAAGAAAATCCGTTCAATAATTTAATAGATTGAACAACATCATATTTTACAATATTTGGGGTCCACATAATCATATCTGCCCATAGCAAATTATCTATTGGATTTGGTACAAATAATTCAGTTCTCCGCATAATACTCGGATACGAGAATTGTGGACTGAGTTTTGATTTAGTATTGGACAATATGAAGTCGTCCTTATAAACATACTGTGATAGTATGTCATATATGTTTGCAACAAATTCTTGGGTTTGTGTCTTGTTCCCAATCACAGTATGATAAAAAACTGGTCTTTTATACTTATCCGTCGGAAAGACTGGCAATTGGATATGTTCAAAAGTATCGAGAATATCATTTTTTGGTAAATGTGATAGTTTATCGTAAAACAGATTATCAAATCTGATAAGTTTATCACCAATATCCATTGGTACTGATTCCATATACCCTGCAAATATGGTTTTACATGGAGTATTAGTATAATAATATTTATTAGTTTTTGAACGGTAGATTATCGGTATAGCTTGTTGATTTGAAGTTATTGCAGAATCAGCATATCCATTGTCAGATAGTATGGTGTATAGTGATGAATATATCTTTTTCAAGGGATCTGTTTCTGGTAACTTACGCATTTTAGCCATTGTAGTATGGAACCCAAAATCAAAAGAATTTCCATATCCAGTAAATACGCATTTTTCTCTAAATGACTCACTATCACTCACCTGATTATAACCATTTGAATCTGATCCTATGCCGTGTATCAAAAGTCGATTTTTATATAATTCAATTCCAGAATTTTCTTTATACACCCCGTTGTATAGATCATACATATCTATTACGTTGCGCCGCATAATACGGGCTCTTGATTTACGAATCGGACCTATTTCTGAGGGGGCGCTTGTCAAAAGTGGTTCTTTTAATATTGCCGGTTTTATGGTCAAAATATCCGCATCAGCATTTAGGTAGGCGTGTGTAAATCCAGATGGTGTGTCAATATCCTCACCTGGTAGGTCTCGTGGATCGATAACTCCCCTATTAATCTCTTCACGCAAATATCTCATTCTAAGATATTGTCCTGAAGTAAATGATTGCATCACACTTGGATATGGGATAGGGCTCCCTGAAACCTTAAAAAAGTCGCCCGCCACATCATCGGCCACAAATTGTTTTGAAAATTCATCGGGACTCATTCCCGTATACACGTAGGTATCCACAATATCCGAAGTTATACCTACATCAGCGTCATTATTTTCCCCAACTCCTCTATCGGTTGATGTATCGGTATCATCTTTAATTACAGTGGGAAGACCTATACAAGCGCCATTTGTTTTTGCATTGCCAAAATTAAAACCGACTTGCAACTCTGATCTTCTAAATCTCCCATATGTTGTTTTATTTGAGAAAAATGTAAAAGATGTAGGGTACGACTCATTCCCATCAAAATGATCTAATTTATTTGCCTGTATTAATGGTATATTATAAAGTTTTTTTAGGTTAAACTTTGTAAAATTAACGCCATCGATAAATGCGTCGTTTGTAACTATGTCAAAATATTGATAAAAAGTCAATGGTGTCTGATTGGGATATGGAGTTGTGCCCCAATTATTAAACGAGTCATTTATATCCCATACGCCAATAGTTGTTAAAGAATCGTCATTTGATAACACGTTTTGGCGAACTTCTATGTTTGTAAAATCATACCATCGATCCACTATTGGAATTTTTCCATTGTAACAGTCTTGATAATAAAATGAGGGGATGCTCCGAGACAATTCAACCCAACCTAATATTTGTCTCTGTGAAATAAATAATCCGCGTTCAATGTATTCATTGACTTGTTTTAATGTCATTGCATTAAACTGCTGTAGTGTAATATTACCAGTATTTAATGAATTTTTCACCACATCACCCAATAGAACACCGGTTTTTATTAGACCAACAAAATGACCCGTTCCGTTTGGATTTGTATCAAAAGTTTCTAACAAAAAAGTAGAATATTGTCCATCATCAACCAAACCAGGTTGGACGTTTATTAGAACTTCCCTATATCTTTGAATTTCGTATTTATTTATGATTGGCATAATTCACCGTATTAGTTAAAATATAAACACATTTATTAAATTAGCGACTACTATAAAAAGTATTAATCGGATAAAACACCAAGTTCTTCGAAGACACATTGTATGCCTCCGTCGATTGATACTGAACAAATGAATGATACGTATTTATAGGCGCAGATACCGGATTTTTTTGACCATATAGATTAACTACATCTTTACGTAAAAGAGTTTCATCAGCAATAGATGATACTTGTTGATATATGTTTACTTGCGGCATGACATCCGATACAATTGGAGTTGGCATTCCATCCAAATTATTAAATCGTTGCGGATTTTGTGCGATAAAAGTATTTAACACGGAATCGCTTTTAATTGCGGTATTTAAATTGTTAGTCTGTTTCCTTAAATAAGACTGATGTCTATCTTCATAAGATAACCCATCAAGAGCAACAACGTCCCGTATGGACTTTATAGAATCATTAAATGTTTGATTATATCTTGGTGCGAAAGCATTTGCGTAGTCTGACATAGCTGTTTTATATGATAACAAAAGCGATTCATTAAGTACTTTAAGTTCTTCATCTATGTTAGTATTGTTTGAACCAAGTGGCCGAGATTGAATACCAGTAATATTTACTATTGGTGTTGCATTTCGGATTGCATTGACGTATGTCTGGTTTATCATAAAGATCCTCTGCTTAATTTTTTTATTATTGTGTATTGTTTACTGATAACAGTCTACTTGGTTCAGTATCGCTGACAAATTCCACACACATCCACTTGGTATATCAAAACACCTAAACCAATGTAATTTATTGGGATAGTGAGAATTACAGAATTCTTCAATAATGGGGTAATTATTTCCGATTTCAATCCCATCATAATGATTGCTGACGTCTTCCCAATTTATAAACCCGCGATTATCAGAAAAAATATTGTCAAATTTAACCAAAATTTCCACAGTATCTATGCAAATAAATTTTTTTGTATCTACAAATATTTCAACACATTTATCATACTTCAGAGTATATCGAAAATCTGTTAAAGATAAAAAAGTATCCCAATAATTATCGAAAGAATACCACAATCCATTTGGTTTTAAGATTTTAAATTTTTGGTCATAAGTTTTTAAAGTATCAATTTTACTTATTCCGTTTTCAAGAAGAACTATTTTGCGCATATCAAAATTTAAAAATAAACATAGTAATATAATATAAATATGACTAAGATATGTTTATACCCTATTCCACACATATTTTAAGTTGCCAGTGTCCCATATTTTCATATAACCACGTTCTTTCATAATAGTAGATTCCGTTTTTGTTTCATCTGCACCTTCTGAAACAAGTTTGTGTTTTGTAAATTGAGACCGACTAAATCTACGTTTACCTTTGGCATAAAAATACCCAGGTTCGGTTGTACCAACAAAATGAAATCCCAACTTTTTATATACATTCCCGTTTGACCAATCTCGGTTGGCATATGATACAACACAGTGTGGATTATATATATTAACAAAATACGAGAATAATTTAGATGCACCACCGACGACTGTTGTATTCAGTTTAGAACAGAATCGCATCATTTCCCAATGATTATCTTTTGCAACCGTACCAAGGGTTTTTCTGAGTGATCCAAATGTCATTACCGATACGAGTTCGTCATTTTGAAAAAGACCGATTCTCACTTTTGACACCGATGCACCTTGAATATGATTGTGATGCAGGAATATTTTGACTTGTTCATCCGAAATCTCTCGTATATCACAATTTCTTGCGTATATTTTGTTTTTATTGGTGCCTAAAATTGAAGATACCATCGATTTTACGATTTCCTTTTTACGAACCCACCAATCTTCCCAAATATAAATAAGTCGGTATCCAATCGATTCCATCTCTTTAAGTTTTGATACGTGATATTTTCTATCGCGGTATTCGTCAGAATGAAAATAAAGACCATTATATTCTATGCCAATTTTTTTCTGATGGTTTATTATGTCTATTTCTCTACCATGTAGTAATGTTGTATCCTGTTCTGTAAATCCATCGGATATACTGCAAATGTAATCATATATCTCTTTTTGTGCCGATGATATTTGTGGAGAAAATCTTTTACCGTCTCGTTCCATCCGTTTTATTGCACTTTCTCGCATTTTCATTTTAGATTCAAAACTTCTTGTTTGAACACCGACTTGCATAGACGTATTATGACCGGATAGGAATTCTCTTGCAAATACACGATTTCCATCTTTATCCAAAATACCACTTTTCAGTATTTTTACAGGAGACCCACATCCACAATTACAAAGAGGAGGGATGCCTCCAAATTTGTGTTTAATGTGATATTCTTCAAACGTCATATTGTGGGATTGTATATGGTGCATTAATGCCTTGTGCGATACGACGTTCATACCACATTCATCACAAGAAATGTTACTGTCCATCGATCGTTGTGATTGATTTATTTTCTTCGGTCTAAATTCTCCAAACTCAGAAACGTATCGATCTGTATTATAATCTTTGTGTTTTGATTGTATGTGATTTCTAATACCACCAACGGTTTGTATTGAACCACATAACTTACATATGTGCTCTGTTTTATCGATTGATCTCATATTTGACTATTATATATCATGATATGGATACAATATACAAAACTATATGGAAATAAAAAAGGGGAGTGATTTCTCACTCCCCTTCTATTACTTCTATCTTTCGATAGATTAGATGTCACCGAGTTCGGAAACTTGGATGAGACCATAAAATTCTGGACGAACTATCTTCTTCGCGTAGCGAGTCATGACACCCTTACGTGGTGTGAAGTTCGCTGGATCATAGACCAACGGAGTCATCACGAGTGGGATGTACGGAGCATACACGGCACCTGTTTCGAGGAATTGTGTTCCACGGAAACCGACGAGAACTTGATTCTCAAGCATGTATGGGTTCTTGTAAACTGTGATACGGCCATTAAGCTGACCAACCTTCTGAACGCCCATCGCGAACTTCATACCTTCACCGTCTACTGCATATCCAGGCATTGACTCAAGGATTGTAGCGACTTGTGGTGAACATACGAGGAAGTTAGCACCACCGCGGAGTGTCTTCTGGTGGATAACGTTCGATACCTTCTGAATCTTGGTGCCAAGTGTTTGGAACCATGTTTGTTGGTTGAAGGCAGCTGCAGCAGCTTGGTTTGTTGCGTAGTCGCCGAATGCACCAGTTGCGGCATCATATGTACGACCGATACGAGCTGACCATCTTTCTGTTGTCTGAGCGTTCTTGATAAGCATGTCAAGGATTTCAAGGTCAATTTCTTGCGAAATGTACTCTGAAAGCATCGATGTCAATTCTGCTTCAGCGTCGATTGAGTGGTAAGCGTTCAAGTCCTGAGCGAATTCAGGTGTCCATACTGCCTTCAACTTACGTGTCTTGGCAACGATGGATTCTGAACGAAGCTCAAGGTTGATTTCTGGGATGTTAATTGCGGTTACTGAATCACCTGTTGATTGTGTATCTTCAAAATCACCACGGCTTGTTGATGTTGGTTGCTTATGATACGTGACAACGGCGTTACCAGGAACGGCAGAAGCGGAAACAACAAACGTAATTTGTGAGTTGTTGTTGTTTGCAACGGTGTACTGTGGGAAATATCCCTTAATAGCCGAACCAGAAATTTCAAAAGCACGGATGCCTTCTGGATCGTGGTTTGTAAGAGATGCCGATGATACTGTGATTGTAAAGATGTTACCCGATACGAGTGATGCTGAGTAAGCAGATTGGAATTCGGTATCAAACTGATAAGCCGAAGGTGTGGAGTGTGAAACCGAACCAGTTGCAGCGTTTGTAGAATTGATTGTTGATGTTGTAATTGTCAATGCTGATGTTGCGGCTTCATTGATTGAATAGCCAAAGCGACCGGCACCATAAAGACCGCCAGAAGGATCAGCATTCTTAGCACCAGCACCGGTTACACCGAATACCGAGTCAGCTTGTGAATCCTTACCAGCGCCAGTTGTAAAGCCAGGTTGTGCTGTTCCATACTTGAAGTCAAGGAAGAACACGAGACCTGAAGGAAGGTTCATCGGTTGAACAGAAACAAAATCCTTAGCTGCAATTTCAGAAAAGATACGACGAACAAGTGGGAGAGCAACACCAGCCCACTCTTCTGAGCCAGCTGCTGTACCTGTACGTGATGATTCGTCGATAAGTTGCTTTGCTTGGTTTTCGAGAAGAACTGCGATTGAGTTCTTTTCATAATCATTCTTGATACCGTCGAGAAGTCCTGTCTTTTCCCACTTACGAACGATACCCTTGTTTTCAGTCATTAGGTTTCGGTGCTGATTTCCAGTCGAACCTAAAAGTGTTTGAATACTCATGTATATATCTCCAAATAAAATTAAATTAAACCTGCTAATTTCTTAAATCTATCTGCCACCTGATTTGATTCTGTGAGAATCTTCTTCGATGGACGTGTGCTTGCTTGTGGCTTACTTGCACTGCGATTGAATGCTTCCTTAAGGGATGACTTCTTTGTTGGCTTTGGTGCCTTCATTGAACGACCCTTGAGTGATTCGGCAAGTGTTGCGTAAACCAATTTGACTTCGCGGAGTGAACCAGCTCGGTCAAAATTCTCAATAACTGTCATCTTTTGTGATTCCGTCAAGGAATACGAACGGAACAATTTGTTTGAGAACAGAAGCTTTGAATTAAGAAGATTAACTTCGTTGAGCTTTTCACGAAGGAATTGGATAACAGCATATGCTTCTTCCAACTTTTCTTCCGATTCGTGATCTTCTTCGTCACCTTCGTGCATTTCTTCTTCCTCTTCTTCGTGCATTTCTTCTTCATCTTCTTCACGAAGAGCACGGATGATTTCTTGAATGTCAACGTCGTCTTCGCCTTCACCTTCGTACATTTCATCTTCTTCCTCTTCTTCTTCGACCAACTGAACAAGAGGTTCCTTCTTCATTTGAGTATGGTCGTCTGATGCAGAACCAGATGGCTTTTTGTTATCGCCTGTACCAATGTCCGATGAATCGAGTTCTTCTTCAAGCTGACGGATGATTTCCATAAGGTCTTCGTCCATTGGCTCTTCGGTTTCTTCTTCGGCTTCAAATTCATCTTCGCCACCGAAATCTTCCTCATCATCAAAATCTTCTTCGTCCTCATCTTCCGTCATATGGATTTCTTCTTCGCCGTCTTCGCCTTCTTCCATTGGCTCTTCGTCGTAAGTTTCTTCCATATATTGATCCATGTCTTCCTCTTCCTCCATCATATCTTCATCTTCACCTTCGTGCATTTCTTCGTCCGATGACATTTCGTCTTCGGCTTCTTCAGAAAGCTTTGAAGCGAGCATAGATTGTAAACGTGGAGTGAACGCTTCTTCGAGAGCAAGCTTAGCGTTGGCAAGTGCGACTTCACGTACTGCCTTTGCATCTGCGATTGCTTCTTTCAATAAATCTGTCATAAAAATCTCCAACTAGTTTCAGGGTTATTGATAACACCTATTAAACACAAAAATAAATTGACTCTATAAGGAGATAGAGTATTATAGTAATAAATATAGATGAATTTATGATTTATTCATTTTTTTCTTTGATACCGAGGATTTTTTCGTAATATTTGTGATATTGACTCGTTTTTAATCTTGTTTATAACAGAATCAACAAATATTTCGGATAAATCGTTTTCATCATAGATGAATCTGTCTAATCTATTTACTTTTTTATTAGATTCAGATTGCGGCATTTGGAAACTCCACAGATATAATATAGATATTTGATTCTTGACTGAATGAAGTTATTCTAAATGTACAATTTCTCGGCAATGTTATATCTGTCTCTGCACAGTTAACATCTTCACTACATGGTATCATAAGAACCGGGTCTCCTTTTTTCAAATTAAACTGAAATAAAGGATTTCTCATCTGTGCGGAGAATTTTTCACCCGACTCATATGACTCACCGATAAAAGGATTTAATGACGTCGATACATATGATTTATCTGTCCATTTCTTGGCAGACACAAATTTGTTAACCACTTCCTCTGAAATTGATTTATAGGTTTGACAATCAAATTGTAATCTTGACTCATTTGATGAGAAAAATTTATCCAATTCAGACATAATTTTTTGAATTCCCATCATTTCTTCTTTTGATATACCGTCGGTTTTTCCTCTCAAAAATGAGTTTATCTTGTTTGCATTTTTTCGATATTGTTTCCCGGCTGTAATCGCAAACTCATTTGGTTTATTTTTTGTCATGGCTATAAATTTTGCAAGTGAAACGGCGTGTGCCCTTGTTGCAATATTTTTCACTTCGCCCATGTCACCAGATTTCTTCGCATATGACTTTTCAATTATGGCGTCATATACGGGAAACCATTCACTAAAATTATATGTGACCAATTGATTGAATAAATCTGGTCGTATCTGAGGTATTTTTTCTGCAATTTTATCTTGATGTGACTGATCGATAAAACTAATTGGAGTTACTACCTTCTGTTCTGTTGGCGTTTCTTTTTCTTTTGAATCCTTTTTATCGTCGGATTTTTCATCTTCTTTATCTTTTTTACCAACCACAACTTTATCAGTTCTATCGTGAACATCAGGATCGAAATTCTGTTTGTCAATATAATACCGTTCCCCAGTTTTCTTGTTTAAAACAAGAATTTTATTGGGATCATTTTTATCGTTTTTCTCATCTTCAAACAGTATGTCTTTTAGTTTTATCATTTAAGATTATATTTGTTCTCGATCTAGTTTACGTTGACGCTTTTTAGCTGCGTTCTTTTTATCACTTTTCTTTTTTGAAGGTTTAATGTATTCGGTTCTTGCTTTATATTCTTCAAGGATACCGCTTTCTTTTACCTTTCGTTTGAATATCTTTAACATTGTATCGATACTCATTCCATTCGCCTTCACCTTTACGTGAGCCGGTTTTGGTCTAAGACCATAAATTTGTTCAACCATAACTTATTCCTTTTGTTATTTAATCTTATAATACTTACCAAGAGTTTCACCGATTTCTTCATAAACGGCTTCAAGTCGTTGTTGAAGTTGTGAAATCTCTGTTGCTGTTTTTTCAAATATTTTCATTGATTCTTGCATTTTCTTTGAGTGACGAGATAATGTCACTTTATCAAACCAATCACCAGATTCGTCTACAATATTTTTTGAAGCAAATTCAACAATCTTTTTGATTTCATGGAATATTTCCTTCATATTGTTATGACGATATATGGATTTACCATATTCATTGAATCTAGAAATTGATTCAAGACGTTGTTGTTTTTCTTCTGGGGTTAATGGTGTTTCTTGTGGTTGTTCTTTATCCTGATTTACGTTTTCATTCAATACTTCAGATACAACTTCGTTTACAATCTTTTGAAGTTCTTTAAATGGAATTCGCATCTTAGATTCCGAACGAACTTTCTTTGGAAGACCCTTATGTTTTGTTCCAGCATATTTTTCAAGTTCCTTTTCAGACATTGAAGCAGCTGCTTGCTTCACGTTCTTACTTACTTTTGATGCAGGAATTTCTCCTCGTTTATACGCAAGAACAAGTCCCATAAATTTCTGTTGTTTTTGACTAACTGAAGGCATTATTATCTCCTATCAAAATATACATTCACAAACTTCACCAATTTCACAAATAATTTTAGTTATATTTTCGTTTATACGTTGAATCTTTGGGTCGATTTTAGCGATGGTCTTCATGTCTACACCTTCTTTAATAAGACCTTCGCCAACAACTTGACCACCGCCGGCAGGATACATAAATGCACCATGAGTGGATGGATTTGACACAAAGTCCCATCCTATCAACTCAAAGTCATCTTGAACTTCTACCGTATTTTCATTTATTTCTTTTACCGAACCAAGTCCTCTTGATGAAATACCAAGACGAATCCCAGCTTGAAGAAGATTCTTAAGAATATTACCAGATGGTGTTGGTAAGATTTCAACTTTACCAATTAAATCATCACCTTGCCAATTGACATCAAGAACGTTATGACAAACATTCTTTAAATTTATCACAGAAGAGTCGGGATGATCTAATTCTCCAAGAGCTCGATTTTCTTTAATTTGATTTTGTTTATACTTCTTTACTTCACGAGTAAGAATTTGCTTTGGATATACTCGACCGTTTTGATTTTTGGCCTCAGCTCGTTGAAGTACACCTGAAACAATAAGTTTTCCGTTATTTTGTTCAGCGGATTCATTCAGTTGCTTTGGTGTAACTGAAAAAAGTATTGTATCTACAAGTAATTGTTTCATTATTAAGCACCCAATTCGTTTATTTTTTTACCGATTCTATTTAATCTTTCACCAATTTTGACAAGACGATTGTGTGATGATCTCCAAAGTGTTCTTTGGTCTACCGCCATTTCTGTCTTTAAACGAAGAGCATGTCCAACTGCACGTTCTACTCGAAGAAGTGATTGATTCAATTCTTTGATTGAATGATTTATTTTTTCACTTGTTGTTTTTGATTTATCACCTCGATATTCTCTATATGAAGATTCATGTAAAGTTTTCATCGTTTGCTTGTACAAAGATTCCTGTTGGGCAAACTCTTCTTTACTTATAGAGTGTTTTCTCTTTTGTTTTGGTGCGATTTTATATCCAAATTGTTCGGCATTATCTTTTGTTTGAGCATCGAACTTTTCTTTCGATTCTCCGCTTTTTGGTGAAAATGCCTTTGGAGTCTCATAACCAGCAACCATACCAGTTGTACTCATTTCATGCATTTCGTCTTTAAACTTTTGATATGACTCTGATTCTTTTAATTGTTGTATAAATTTCTCTACATTCATGTTATATCACCTAATAATCTGATTACGAATTAGTGCATAAACTGTTCCAGAATCTACTTTTACATTTAAAAGTGAAAATTCAAATACTGAACCATTGCTGGCAGTTAACGGAGCGAGTGGCATCGTTCCTCCATTTGAAAATGAAGCAGTTCCAGTTGTTCCAGGTGTGACAATAATCCCACCTAACCCAAAATTCGATCCAGTAAATGTTGTTGTTCCAGTTGTGCATGGTATCACACTATAAAATTTACCTGGATGACCTTTCTTTTCAAATTCGTTTCTGGCGTCTGATCCATATGAATAAGGTTGTACTCCGTTAGCTGACATTATCTACTCCGTTATAGGTCATTAATCAAACTGTAATATCGCATTAGTGCAGATACGTGTTGTTCGTCTATTCGTTTTAGTGATTCATATTGGTCAAGAAGAGAAATGACTTCAGACAATTTAATCTTCAGCGCCTTATCAGATACTCTTTTTATCTTTTCAGACAATACAATTTGAACCCGTTTTGCTTCTGACTGAACAAAGGTCTTTAAATTGTTAGTATTACTTACATTACCGATATACTCTCTTAGTAATGATTTTTGATCACCCGAAAGAGTGCCATATTTTTCATTAAACTTTTCTACAAGTATCTTATATGAAAGAAGTCGAATTTCCTTTGGTTCATTTGAAATGGAGTTTAAATCCTCATTCATAATTTTTTTAGAACCACCGACCATGTTTTCAATTATTGTTATTCTTGAACGTGTAATTTCTTTTGGATTATCTAATTCATTATATTCAAACAATTTGTAAATAGATGCAAGTAATTTATAGTTTTGTACCTTTGTTTGAAAGAACGAATTTATATCAAAATTTTCAGTAATAGATTTTATTAACTGATATTTTTCTTCACTTAATTTTTTGGCATTAAGCGATTTATGGGCATTAAGCACTGCACCAATCAACATGTTTGACTTTGTTTCAGAGCCAAATCGTTCTTCGGAGAGTGTTTTATATAAACCATACTCCTTAAACAATTCTGTATTTTTATTGAAGTGTTTTTTCAAAATCTGTGTTGCTACAGATTCGCCACCTGCAATAATCTCGGATGTTATTTGTCTGGTTAAAAGTTCAAACAACATTCCAGTATTTTTGAATTTTGAGTGCTTAAGTTTTTTCATTTATTTTGCCCGTAATATGAGTTTCCTTCATACAATAAATATGGTGTTAAATCAGATTTCATCTAATAAATTATTCTCATTCATCATCTGAGCATCCTCTTGTATCTGTTCCGATGACGGTTTTAAACTTTCAGCGATTATTGTTTTCGTCTTTACTTTTACACCACCCATACTTCGAATTAAATCAGACATCTCTTTTGTCATTCTATCATCTTTCGATTCGAGGGAAAGTGGTGACTTTCCTTTATAATTATGACGTGGTGATAAGTTTACATCTAATGTGCTACCGACCGATTTTCTACCTATTGGATCTCTGCCAAATGGGCTCGCATCTGTATTGTATGTTGAACCATATTCTTTTGGTCTACCAGCACCCGGCCAACCGCCTTCAGGTACTTCTACGTCATTAATTGGTTGTTGCTGGTCTCGTCCCCTAAACAAATTCATCGAAGCCAAATCATGTGGTGTACCAAATGATTCCTTTGTAATTGCAGGATCATTTCCTTCGCTTTCAATTTGCTTCTGACGGAATTGAAGTTTAATATCTTCGATTATCTCATTCTTTTCAAATTCGGCTTGATCTGGACTGAGATTAAATATATTTTCGTATATATAATGAAGAGAGAAAAGTCGCTTATCTATCAAGTTAGATGCTAGGTCTACTTTCTCCTTCATAAGAGCAATCTTTTCTTGTTCATATACGATTGATGGACCAGTTAATCCAAGTTCAAAGTTTACAAGCTCTGCATTTTCATATCCCTGTGCATACAAGTGTACAATTGCAATCTTTGTCAATTCTGATGTAACAATCCGTTGGATTCTTTCAATTGTTCTTGCAAAACGAATATCAAGAGCCGCAAGTGTTGCTTTTCCTTCAAGTGATTCATCATATCCAAGATATGCTTTTGGAACTTTAAGAGCAGCAAATATTTTACTCTTTAGATACTCAACGTCTTCGATTGCTTGGTATTGGAGACCCGGTAAAGTTTCTATTGCAGTTCCAGCTTGACCACCACGAACAGGCATATAAAAATCTTCTAACATATTTTGCATATTAAAACGAAGATTATAGTCACCAGTTTGTTCATTAACAACTGGAACTTTTTTCATCTGATTTATGATATTTTGCATATATTGATCGACTTCTGCGGGTGGAATATTACCAATATCAATCTTGAAGATTCTCTTTTCAGGAGCTCGCATAATACGATGGATCAACATGGCATCTTCCATAAGAACCAACTGTTTGTAGAGTTTACGAGCACCTTCCAACATTGATTTACCATATGGTAAGAAATTAGTATCACCAATTAAACGGAAGTGAGCTATTTCATAGTTCTGAAATTCTCCTTTTCCAAGTGGTCCTTCGTAAATGAACTTTGTCATATAAATGTGTTCTGGGTCGGTGCCTTCATCTCGTTGCATTTCATATGGTGAAAATGGAACAACGTTTGTTACACCGAGTTCATCTTTGACGTCCATGTAAAGATAAAAATCACCATACTTACAGAGATTACGGATCCACGGCCACAGGTTATATTCAATGTTCAAAATATCGTAAAAAAGATTGTGAAGAATCTTTCTAATAGAATCATTATCTGAACGAATAGTTAAAACATCACCGAAGTCGTTTTTAAGTGTGGATTCGTCTGCGTAAATATCAAGTGCAGATGAAATAATGGCGTCTGTGTCCATCGCTTCATAATCTGTGTAAAGGTCAATCTTTGTTGCAGAAAACGAGTTGTATTGGTTGTAAACAGAGATAGGAGTTCCCCGTGAGCCGTGCAATCTTCCATATCTATCAATAACTTTTGACGTATGTGGATTTCCGTCTGCTTGGTATCTTGCAGTATCAACTACTTTTAGTCGCTTCCCACCGACGTTTCTCACTACGACGTTTGTGCTAAACAGCGTTTTCAACCTATCAAACAATGATTTTTTCTGTGACATTATGCACCTATTTTGTATTAATGTATTCCATACATATAAGTATGATTATCTTAAAGTAACCACGTTAAATCTTCGTTTTTACCACCAGTTTGCATTTCCCATCCAGCATCCTTTTTAGTATTTGACATATTCGCGGTATTAAAAATCGTGGTTGATTTTTTCATATATTCCAATGCCAGTTTAGTTTTCATCATACCTTCTTGGCGTAGTTTTAAAGCGGTATCACGAACCCATAATCCCATAGAAAATGACATTACTAAGTCGTCGTTATAGCCAGTTTGAGCTTCAGCTCTGCCGCCGTTCCAAATAAATACGAACATTTCTTCTGCTAAACGATTTGACTTGATAACTGGTGCACGTTCTCTGAAATACATCTCATATTTCGATACCACGAGTGGTCTTGTTTTTGATGTCATAGAGAAACCGGGAACCATCTGTGATTTATCCTTGAGGTCATATCCTTTTGGTATGTGTACCGACGGGTCTGTATAACCGTCTTCCTTATACGTGTAGTAAAGGTTTGGATAACCACGGTCTATTATTTGTTGAATAACAGCCCATCCAATTGTTGCATTTTCAACTACAAGTAAGGCATCATTATATTCAGTTGCAAGAGATACAAGAAGATTCCCATATGATTTCGTATCTAATTTACCTTGATATTCTGCAACCTGTTCGATGTTCTCGATGTCCATAACATGAAATGCAGAATAATCCTTACCATCACCACGAGCGACGTCTGCACATATCATGTATGATTTGTTTGGATTTGGGTCATCCCATATCCATAAGGCACCTTCGGCACCTCTCTTTTCTCTTGGTTCCGTGACATATGTCTTTTGATACCAATCAATTGTATTACCATCAACAACAGATTGACCTGATGCTAAGAATGATCCATCGCATTCTTGGGCTGCCATTGCGGGTCCAAGAATAACGTCCTGTTGGTCTCGCCAAGATTGATCTCTTTCAGGGTGAACCGTCCAATGAAGGAAAATTGGATTAAATAAATTTGTTCCATTTTTAGCACCAACCCATTGCTTATGAAAAAATCCACCTACCCCATTTGGAGTGGAATTTAAAATAACACTACCACCTGTACTGACAGTTGATTGGGCCGACGCCCAAATTTCTTCTATTTCATCGATGAAGGCGGCCTCGTCAATGATGAGAAGTGAGAGCGCTTCCGATCGACCAGCATCACCGGCGGCAGATACCGCCTTTATTTGTGAGCCATTTTTCAAACGAAGTGAAAGTTTATTGTCCTCAACCACCGATGTTTTTAACCACGATGGAAGATTATCATACATAACTCTAACCTTCGTTACGAGGTTCTTCGCAGTTTCTTGTTTTGTAGCAATAACGAGAATGTTTTGGTCTGATTGAAACAACATTGACCAAAGTGAATAACCTGCAATAAGAGTTGAAATACCCAACTGACGGGACTTCAAACAAATGTTATATCGGTGATTTTGTAAATCACGAAGAACGTCTTCCTGAAAGTCCCATAATTCAAAAAGAATTTTACCACGAACGGGGTGTTGAATCCTGGCATACTTCTTCATGAAGTATACCGGATTAGCGGCGCATTTTACATACTCCTGTTTAATTATATCACGGATATTTGAACTCACTTAGAACCCACAACTATCAATGAAGTTGTCAATATTCCAGCAACAAACCAAAGTCGGTTATCGTTATACCATTTTGGCCTCAATAATTCTACTTGGTCTTTTAAAATAATGTTCTGTTTTTCAATTAGAGTGATTGTTTCTTCTTTGTTTTTTAGTTGTTCTTCAAATAAATCCACCCGTTTTTCCAGTGATGTTATTAATCCATTCTGTGCAATTACAACGTTCGATTTATACTTCAGTGAATCTTGAATATCTTGTATTTTGTTTGCAAGAATAATTACCTCATTCTTTTTAAGACAAAACACAGAATCTTTTTGTTGACCAAATAGAGAAATAGATGGTAATACCATCAATAAGAAAATCCACTTCATATTATTTTTTCCCCATAAATTTATAGATAAAACCGACGGCTGAATCGGAATCCTTTATTTCAGGTCTTTTTTCTTGTGGGAAGTTATTTATAACAGTTTTTACTTTGTTTCGTTCTTCTTCTAACTCAGTGTCTAATTGTTTAGCTTTTTCATTCAGTTCATCATTTTCTCTTTTTTTAACAGAAATCTCTACGTTCAATGAATCAATTATACGTTCATTTTTTGCAATGAATAATTCTCGTTGATAATTGTCATATAATGAATATCCAACGACGGCTATGATTATGCCGACTATGAACCAAAACGTTCTTGTTGTTGACCACCCTCCAATATACCCTACAAGTATATTACCTCGATGGATTAGTTGAGACAAATTTAGCTTTTCCACGACTGGTTGCTCCTTTTTTTCGTTTTCTCGTAACTGCACTTTTCTTTTGTTTGGTTGACATACTAGATGCACGGCCAGCCGGTACACATTTTGGATAAGCTCGTTTACCACCTTTTCTCGATTTAGAACCGGCGGATGCACCACATGGAGGGTGACCGCCAGATTTTGTTTTTCGAGAAATATCCACCCATTTTTCACGGAACCATTTACGAAGTCCACCTGAAGGTTTCTTTCCTTCAGTCAAACAATAACTGATATATTGGGTAATAATTTCGTTTAATATAATAGATTTGTAAATATTCATATTATCCTATGTATGTTCCCATATAAATATACAAAATTATGGTAAATCTACAAAATTATTCATCTTTGTAAACGTACCGACGCCTTGAATAGAAACATCATCTCTTGGTTCAGTTGTTAAAAAGAAATCGATGTTCTGAAATTTTATCTTTAATCTACCACCAAGATATGTGTCAACATAATTATTAAACTCATTTAACATTTCATCGACCATCTGTTCGAATGACGTTCTCATAGATTCAAGTCCACGTTCTTTTGGTGAAGTCAAATTAAACGGTGGACCTGCAAAAATTGAGTCATTACTTTCGATAATATTTGGTGTGGTTGATCTTGACTTTACACCACTAATAAGCGTCGGTACTAATATTCTAGTTTTTAAAATTTGATCGTAGTAATCGAATCTACCAAGATTATCAATATGTGATTGTATCAAAAATTTATACTCATTCCCAAAAAAACTTTGGTATATGTTTTCTCTTAATATCACCACAAATTGTAAGTAATTGTCCCTAATACCAGTAACACCAGTTGTGTTTGTTCTTTGACGAGAATCTATAATCAGATTTGGTTTGAATCGATTGGCTGATAATTTTGTTTTTAATATTTCACCAAAGAATGATTGTATCTTCTGATCTTGATCTACGAATATTTCGTCAATTGGTCTTGGATCTCCATTTGGCAAATCTGTTACTTTTGTAACAATTGATGGATCTGGTGTATTATCGAATCCCGTAACTGGATCGAAATATGGATTACCACCACCAGTGCCTCCACCTCCAGTGCCTCCACCTCCAGTGCCTCCACCTCCAGTACCGCCACCGGTGCCTCCACCTCCAGTGCCTCCACCTCCAGTGCCGCCGCCACCAGTGCCACCGCCTCCAGTGCCACCGCCTCCAGTGCCACCACCTCCAGTACCTCCACCTCCAGTGCCACCGCCTCCAGTGCCATTATTTATTTTTTTCTCTTCACTATCTGGTATTCCATCACCATCGTCATCATCGTCTTGTGAATCCAATATTCCATCATTATCATCATCTTCATCCAAATAATCTGGAATACCATCACCATCAGAATCTTGATTTTTCAAAATATCTGGAGTTGAAAATGAAATACTTGGTAAACTTAACATAGAAACCCAAGGCAATACTAGTGGAACTGGTGTTGGTGAACCAGGTGGATAAAAAAGTCCGCTGTAAATTCCTGCAACAGTTAGTTGATGTTTAATGAGTGCGTTTGCAAATTCAGATATTGCCGCAGTTGCATCGGATTCTTTACTTCTATTCCTAATTGCCTTTTTTAATTCTTTATCGAGTGGTTTTGGTAATCCTGGAAATAAAACTTGTACGCCAGTCGTTGGTGCAAACATAGGAGGCATCGGTGGTAATGGAGAAAAAGTAGAATTTATCCAATAAAGACAAAACCCAAGAGCCATTAATGTGAAACCTGGTTCTACGGTATCTTCGTCGTCACTAATAGATGACAAACTATAATTTACTCGCATTCCAAGTTCGATAAAGGTCTTGAGTGTTTGTTTATCGCCTCGTATTAACTTTGCACCAAAGTAAGGTGCGGTATCTCCTATGTTGGATAATTCATAAGCATTTGCCAACATATCGGCAGCTTCTGAAACATCCTTTACACTTTTCGATGAGAAGTATGGTGTAAGATATGATTTGAGTACCTGAACATTCATCGATTACGTTTTGTCTATGGCGCCCTTACCACTCGATGGCCAGCCGAATCTACAAGACCAGTAACGTGCTTTGTGTCTCGGTCCAGGAGAGTGACAACGATGTCTTGAACGAAATGCCTTTCTACGAGCAGCATTCGACTTTTTAATTTTCATCGTTTTTTGTCCACCTGTTCCTTTATGACCGAAGTTTACTTTTACAACATTACCGTTTGGTTTTTTCACATACACCGAGAATTTCTTTGGGCCACCTGGGGTTCTAAATGGTTTACCGAGAGATACTTTACGACCACGATATTCGGCTTCACCCAATAAGTGATATGAAGATGCCTCAGTCAATGCAAAATACAATTCTGATATATTACCGTTACAATCGGTTTTATATCCTTCTAAACGATATTCAGGTTCTTGTATTTCTTCTTTGACAGTTCTATATCCACCACCGGCGGCCTTATATGCTTTCACAAGAGCAGCAGAGGCATATGCACTAGGCCAAACTTTGTATTTCTTTTTTATTCTTGATTTTACACTATTGTACAAACTTTTATTTGTTGGTACAGCCCGCTCGATAATAATCGATTGCATACTTAACCCTCATTTTGTTTTTGTAATTCTTCTGGTTTTACAGAAATTTTTTGACTGAACTGTTCAGATGCAACTGAAAAAAGTCCTCCCAGAACGATCCATACAAAACCATCATAAATAAACTGAGAAACTTCTTTTCCCATAAAAATGCTTGCAGCAGTGATTCCAATCATTGCAAGAAATGCAAGAAATGTCATCGTTCTTTTTGATGATATACCACCACCTACTCCGCTTAATATTTCACGTATGATTTTCATCCTGTCCACCTCTTTCTCCTATATTTTCGTGGTTAATTACTTCCAATTTTGATAGGAAGTTCTCACGAAACTTTTGAAATTCTTCTTCTATCTTACCAAGAACTTCTTCTTTTGTTGTACCAGAATTCCATTTTTCAACATCACCGAACGAATTTACAAAGTTTAATTTTGACAATTCCTCAGCAATCATGTTCTTATCTTTTTCTGCTTCGGCAAGCCATGCAAGAGCATTTTTTTTCATTTTTTCCCGTTCATACTCATCCCATTTACCTTCCAATCTCAATTTATGTTCTAATGAAACAACACAATCTAAACACATACCATGAATTGATTTCATTTTTTCATCAATATTTTTTGGCATCGTACATGTACAAACTTCTTTACGGCAATTTGGAAATGTGTTAAGATATTGATGTAATTCTTGTTGCCATTCCTTACCTAGTTTTATTTTGTACCCTTCTCGTTGTTCCCATTCATTTCCATCTTCATCGAACCATTTGTCACCAACTTTTCTAATTGGTTCATCTTTTATTTCTCCACCATACCCGACTTGTATTTTTTGTTGTGATTCATGTTGCCCGTTTACAAGATTTTTGACATCATTTATATTATCAATTTTTATCATATACCACCATTATTAAAATGAAACCATTTATCATAAATATCAACCGTATCTGAAATAACCCAATAATTGATTGATTGGGGCAAATGCTCCAGTTAGCTTATATATCTTTCCGCCGAACTTAAATACAATACCTTCGAGTGGAACAATTGATTCTATACCACCGGCAGCTTCAATTCGTTTTAACTGTGTTTGCAGTACCTTAATATCATATGGATTATTCGATGTTGTCAATTTGTCTATTGCAATCTTTACGTCATTTTTAATCTTTTGTGACGTTTTTGATGGATCAAGTGACATGACATCCATCACATTTTTAAGAACTTCTGCACCAAATCTAAGAATAAGAAACTCAAACGGTCTCATAATTTCTTTCATCTTTTCTACCGACTCCGATTTATCAAAGGATTTCGCCCACGATAAAGTAGTTGTATCAGGGATATTTGTACTATTTAGTGCAAATTTTTTATCAAAAAATGCCCATCGTTTTGCAAGTCCTTCCGTTGATATTTTATCTATTTGTCCACCAATTCCCGAAACAGTGGACTTAATAAACTGTTTCCATTTACGGATATGCCAAGTTCCGAGTGTATCGTTATCGGTACACTTCATCTGACGTTGGAGTTTTGTTATCTCATTTATGAAATACCCACGTTTTTTTGCAAAGTTTTTACTCTTTTTAACAACTATTTTCTTTGGCTGACGGATATTAAATGATGACTGTGTATCTGTATTAACTTGCTTAATCATACCACCAAGAATTCTTGCATTCTCTGGTCTATCTTCTATTTTTTCACCACTCGGCGAATACTCTGTACTACCGTGGAATACGATAAATGCACCATCATAATCTATCACGTTTGCACTTTTTGGATAGACAATTTCTAAGTTCATCCAAATAGAACCATCACCGAATATTCTTTTTTGTTGACGGTCAGTTAAAGATTGTATTGCAGATTCTAGGTCTTCAAATGCCTTTGTAAATGACTCTTCGATTGCACCACGACCAGAAAACTTAGTTTTTATCGCATGATAATCCATACCACCGTTTTTAATGTCTGTTTTGTTTCTGGCAGCATACAGTTTTCCTTGTTTAAATGTAACAAATAGATTTTGTCCATCTAATTTTTCTGTTGGTGAACCTTCTACTGTAATTTGTCCTGACAATCCTGTTGTGATCATTTGTTTTAAATCACCGAATGTCAAATCCATATCTTCGAATGGATGAGTCATGTGTCCTGCAACTCCACCACATGTCAATAATTGTCTTGCATCTATTTTATTCGATGAATTATTTATCAATTCATACAACTCATATGGTGTTATCGAATTATTTACAAATTTACTTTCATTTATAGAATGATGGATAACCTCAAGATTAGAATGATGTGATATTATTTCAGGAGATATTTTGTTATTGAATCCGAAATTAATTGAAATTTTATGATCCAAGTGATATTCTCGACTACGTTTTTTTGCATTTGGTATTTCATAAAAATATTTTCGATAATTATTTTCCGTTAAAATCCTAACTTCAGTTTTGTATTTTTCATATTCTGGGACATCTTTTTCATTTCGCCAATATCCGAGTTCTACCATTCTATTTTTATATTCGTCGCTATTTCTAATTTGTTTAAAATTTTCTCTTCTTTTTTCAATTAATTCTTGATTTGTAGAATACGTCTCTTTTAAAGCATCGGATACTTTTTTTCTATTAATCGGATCTTTCATAGAATTATTGATAGAACATTTCAATCTAGTTTCATCTGTAACTATTCTATTTTTTGAATTTTCTGAAAATAGTTTTTTCAAATATGGGTCATTCATGGACTTCAAATGTTTTTCTCTGACGCCAGGTTTGTTCATTGGATTTTTTATTCCATAGTTTTTTGATGATTCGGATACTAAAATTGAATCTGGGTATTTTTCGATATATTCATTTAAAGTCATATTATGTTTGTATTTTAAATGTCTATACTGAATTTGTTTCATTTTTTCCCCACATTCTTGACAAATAACAAATTCATAATTTTCATTAGCAACTTCCTCAAATACTTTATCCCAAAATTCTCGTTTTACAATTGGAAGTTCTTCTGATTTCTGTGTTTCTGTGACTTCAGGTAGTAAATTTATACCGAACTTGTTTGCAAGTTGAACAATAACAGGAATCAATAACATTGTACCTGGAATTGGTATTGCTGCTATTGCACCGAGACCAATCAATTTCATCAGGTCTTTCATTTGTACTGAAAACTTTCTCTTTTCGTCTGGAGTTAATTCTTTCCCAGTCATATACTTTTGTATAATTGGACGCAAATCTTTTGTGTCCCCGTATTCTTTTTTGATTATATCGAAGAACATATCTTGTTGAATATCTGACATATTTAAAAGTGATCTAAACCAATCATCGACGTGCTCTTTTATTTTACCACGACGTTCGTTTAGTTTTGAAATAACCAAATTGAATATTGAGGCATCGAACCACCCCATGATAGAAGTAAATCGTTGTTTTAATTGAGCTAATTTCGCCTCTCTATCACCGAGAGCTTTTCTAATATTTGTTCCAGACATTTCACCAAAATCTGGAATTTGGAATGAAACATGCGGTGCATAAACATAATAAGCGTATGGATTGTTTATATCTTTGTATGGAACCGCCGTTGTTTTATTGTACCGCATTAAACGTTTATATCCATATAATCTACCAGCATCTTTTTCACCAATCATGTAAATAATGACAGTTTTTTCTGGGTCAAACTTTTGTAGAAGTTCAGTTGGAAAATAAGGACTTCTAACCTTTACAACATTCTTAATAC